TTTTTGCTCCCCCTGGTGTTCTTGGAACAAGTTTAATTCTTGTGTACGGCTGAACCCGTATCCGTTCCCCGCTAGTACCCTCATGGAGTCTAGCGGCATAAGGAGCCCCCTTGCCAGATATCGACTTGGAGATATTGCCCCCATATTTTAACATCCAACCATCTTTCTTTGGTTGGAATTGTCCAGTACTTTGTAGATTTCCAGTATCATAGGGGATGCCCGGTCGCATTTGTGACTGGTCAAATATACGCCTACCATTTTTCTGAATACCATCTCTTATAGCTTTATTTAATTTAATTTTAATTCGTCTACGAGCGGCTCTAGAAACTGGCATAAGACATATCCCCCTAATGATATTATACTAGTATCTATTGAATAAGGTCTGCCCAAATACTAGGTACATAGTCATTAAAGGTACTTGGCTGTTCATCGTATCTTTCTAGATAAATAGTATCCCTACTAATCATCCCATGTTTTGGGTGAAAGAACGTCAACACATGTGTAGCTCTAGAGGCTAATCCATGTAAGAAGGCGTACTCATCTGTGCCTTTCATACACCCGCACATCAAGGCAGTACCAGTTCCAATATCATGTTCTTCTACATGATGGTAATGTCCCATAAACATGTATTGAAAAGCCTTACCCTGAGGCTGTAGAGCCTGTCGTAGGGAATGAACTTTCGTCTGCATGGAAGAACCACGCATGGCATCTCCATGGTGAATCAATACATCCCACCCGGCTACATCTATTAGTTGATAGAAAGTTTTGGGGATAGTAAACTTAATATTAGTCTGGTTTTTGCAGAATGCCGCAACCCATTGGTAGAACAGAAAGTCCCATCCAACATACTTATCCTTGTAATAAATTTCTTTCCTAAGGCGTTGGTGATTACCAACAACGGCATCTATGTGAACTTCCTCAAAATGCTCGGCTAAAGTCAGCATAGATTGAGCCGTAATATACGCCCCACGAGCCATAGTCATAACAATGTTGTCTAGGTTACTTCGGACTAACTCTTCGTGAATTTCGCCCGACACCATATCGCCAAGCATAGGGACTTTAAGGGTGGGAATTTGGGTCGAGCTTCTCCTAAGACTAACCAAATCCAACACTTGATTAGTCCAACCACTAAGTCTTCGAGAGAATATTTCGAAGTTGTATTCATTCATGCCCCCCATTTGATCGGAGTCTATAAATTCTCCGATGTGGAGGTCTGTTAGTGGAGCCACGGCTACAATAGGACTAACCGAACTTGTTTTAGGGTTGGGGTAAGAACGTATCTTTATTGGAGGTAACGCTCGTGTAGAGTCTTTAATAACATCTACAATATTTTCGTGGGAAAGTTGTTTGTTAACTAACTCGCTGACACGCTTCTTAAAATGAGTGCTTTCTAGCTTGGCCCTTTTGGTATTTACTTCGTCCTTAAGTAAGCCCTCATCACCATGAAGTTCAAAGATACGCTCCTCTCTCAAAAGCGTGTGCGCCCACCGACGTATCGTTGACCTGTGCCGTCGTTCCCCGAAAATTTCCTCATACTGCTGTGCTATTTCTGTCCAATTGGGTTTGCCATGTAGGACTTGACCCAACAACCAGTCTTTCTTTTCTTGTTCTATAATGAGCATCTCTACCTCACCGTTCTAAGAGTTGTTTTAAACACCACATACCCACACTGCAAACACTTATCTTCGTCTTTGCGGCTAGGAATTAGGGGTCCTTGGCATTTCGGACATTTCGCCCGATTCTCCATTGGGAGTTTCTTCCTCTCTTTCATTAGGCTCAGTCCTGATTTTCGTATTTCGTAACCAATCAAGGTTTTCGGGATTCTCCGTGAAATCAATTACTTCCATAATTATACTCCATTACTCTGGATCAGCCTCGGCGGCAGGAGTGTCTAACGCACTCCTGTCGAGAACAAGAATCTCATTCGGTGTGCTTCCACGAAGATTATTAGCAATAACTACGTCGTGACCAGCTTCTCTAGCAAGAGCACCAATCTCCTCAAGGCTCTGACCATCACGAACCTGATGCCACTTACCTCCAATCCGCACATCGAACGGCATCATGTCCTCGCCTACGAGGATGCTATCAACTCTACCTTCAGCCAAATCATCTATAAGTTCAGGCGGTTCACGCATAGCAGAATTGAAATCCTCTGGATCGAGAATCAAAGGGTTCTTCGGCTGCAAGGTTGTCTCTTGGACATTCCTGCCATAATACTCTGCGACATCTTGCCTGTTTGAGACATAAATACCCTCGCCTAACCCACCCTCGTCTGTTTGACGAGCAGGCTCTATGTCAGCAATGTTGAACTCTGCATCTGACCCGTGGAATACACGCATAGGCTCAACATCCCCAGCCCCCCTAGCAGCAACGTCAGCCTGCTGCACTGGTGGCGGAGGTGCATCGGGGGCAGCAGCATCCACAGGAGGCGTTACGGCTGATGGTTTAGGTGCTGTGTTTGGCTTGTTATAAGGGGAGATATAGGACGGTTTATTCTCCACATTCTCAATGGTGCCTTCAAACCCTACATCTGGGGTATGCACCATAAATTCAAATTCTCCCATAGGTAATTTATCTAGGCAGGAGGCTACTATATCTCCAGCGTGAAAAGTTCGAGACACCACAGTATCTCCGAAACCCATACCTGTCGATGGATCGGCAGTCCATGAGGATAACGGGATATCTTTCATAGCTACTCGTTGACCAGCTTTTACCGCCTTTTGTCCCTGAGTGTTAACCCCCCTATACAGTTTTATTGTTTCGACCCCCCGTTCTGCAAGACCTCTTTGAGTATTAGCGTAAACTTCTCCTAAATACTCTCCAGCCTGAGCTACAAGATGATCTTGAGTATAGTGTCCAACATCTTTAGTCCCACCGTATAAGCTGGAGCCCATTTTAAAATGCTCGCTAACCTTATCTACTCTTTCTCTAGAACTAGAGAACAACTCAGCAGCAGCGTATTGTAAACTTATAGCCTCTCCTATTAGGGAGCCTTCAAGCCAAGGAACTAAGTACTCCTCGTCTTCAGGAGTAAAGTCCTCATAAGGATCACGTTCGTCATCCTCAACATCACGGGAAAAGTCTGTTACACCGGCGACTTTAGGTTCGTCTGCTGTGGCACCCATAGCATCCAATATTGCGTCAAAGCGGTCTTTCCGGGGAGCATTTATGGCGTTTTTAAAGTCCTCAGTTTTACCTGCCTCACGCCCTTCTATATCGGGCTGGTTAGCTCGCTCCATCGCTCTTTGCCAATCCCCCTCTCTAAAAGCCTCTCCCCTGTCCGATCCCTCAAACTCTGCTTCGGTACCCCGAACTTCCTCATCATAAAAGTGTCCCCCCATAGGGCCAGTTTCTACTTTTACTCCTTCGGGAGCCTCTTGACCCGGTTTTAAGTAAACCCTATCTTTTTCTAGACCCATAGCTGATGGCAAATCATTGGCGATAGCTAGGCCTAATTTTTTACCTGCTACATGGTCTAGTGGAAAGTGCCAACCAGCTTTTACCCTATTTACCCCTATAGACTCCGCAATTTTTTCAAAATTTTCTCGGTGGTCAGGATAGACATTACCTAAAACGGTAGAAGTCACAAAAGCTTGAGCGGAATGCCCTGACGGATATGAAGGAGAATCTATAGAGGGACGAATAGCAGAAGTCATTATAATAGGCTCACCCATTTGATACTGCCATGGTCGGGGGAACTTAAAGGAGTACTTTTTATCCATAACTATACTATTCACATCTTCTAGTATAGCTTCTAATGCGTTTTCATATTGGTCTATATCCAAGCCGTGATTCCGCCCGTATTCAAAAAATAATCTAGGAAGGGTTTTATCTGATTTATTTACCTGTTCAGTCAATCTAGCTTTATCTGTATCAGAATACCGTCTTTGAAGGCTTTGAATTTGTTCTAATTCCTGTAAAATTTCGGGGGACGACGGGTCAGGAGGAGTTAAAACGTCATAAGCTTCGGCTGGCTTCCTAAGCACCGCTAAAGGCTTGTTAATTATATTAGCGTGTTCTTGAATCAGGGGTTTATAGAATTCTGTGGGTATCTCTGTACCTTTAATATTTTTTAAAAATTTTAAAAAATCATCTTCTTCGATGTTGAGCAAGTCCCCGTCTTCTTCAGAAGCGGGCCATGCCTCTTGTCGCTTGTAAACTTGACCATTACTTTTTACTAAGTACACTCCATCTGAAGCTACGGCTGTTTTATCCCCATTATCGGCAGCATGTACTACCAACGCTTTATCTAGCCCAGACAACGCTTCGGATTGAACTTCTACGTAAGGATTATCCTCTCCGTGATCCCCCTCAAACATAAATCGTAGAATATACCGGATAATAGGCGACCAAACACCTAAATTAAAGTAATAAGTGTCCTCCATTTTGATCCAAGCATAATCTATATGTTCCTCACTTAGAAGAGGCCGGGGAGCTTCAATAGGAAGATATGACACGAAGAATAGCCCTAGCTTATCCCCGATATCAGTTTTAACCTCTCGACCCAAAACCAAGTTGGCCTCATTAAGGGACATACCAGTTTCTTCTTTAACTTCTCGAAGTAATCCCTCTTCTGGAGTTTCGTCATCGTGAATATGACCACCCGGTAAGTCCCACCAATCCGACCAACGATCTTTTAGAATTAAAACTTTATCCTCTGAGTCCCTAATCAGGACTTTTGAGGTAATGGTTAATTCCTCCTCTAGATTTTTTTGAAAAACATCTTCCCAGTTCAAAACAGCATCATGCTGGAAGGGTATTTCGGGGGGCCTTAATACTTTGTATTGGGTTTTTCTGCCGATATCTGCATGGCGAGTGTATCCAGTATTGTCTCCGCTGTGGGAAGTTTGCTTTAAATCGGTGTTACGCATATCTTTATGCCCAACTACCCCTTTATTTAGTTCTATAGACTTTTCAATAGCATACTGAAGAAGTTCTTCCGCAAAACTAGTAGAAGAATCTTCCTTTTTAACGGACTCTGAATCCTTCTTTTTCTTACGTTTTTGGCCTCCTCCACCATACGTAGGAGTAAACCCTGAGGACTCTACGGTAAAGGCGGTTCCTGCGAACCCTCCCCCGTTTCCGCCAGCACCTCCACCTCCGCCAGCACCTCCACCTCCTCCCTCTTTAAATAGGAAGGCTTTAAGTTGTGCTAACTTTTTAGAGGTCATCCAGACCGTCCATATCTAATTTATCGGGATTATATATGGCATTCTTCTGCCTATTTATTGCTCTGTCTTCTGGAGCCTTAGGAAAATGGGCGGTTTCAATCCCCATTAAATCTCCAGTTTTATTAAACGAAGCAACGTAACTATCTCCACCAGACTTAAACCACATTTTACCCATATCATTAGTTACATCTTGGATATCTGGGATATGTCCATGATCTATGACTTGTTTAACCATAGTCTTAGTGCCGTTATAATTATTGCGGAACGCATTTTGAATGTTAGGTTGCATAGTTGGCACACCAGAATCTTGCTGTCCTGTTTGATCCCTACCTGCCCCACCTAAACCGGGCTGACCTTGAGGAATAGGAGGTTCAGTCATGCCTTCTTCAGCATCACCCATTCCTGAAGCCATACCTTCCATACCCATATCCATACCTTCCATTCCACCCATAGCTTCTTGCTGCATTTCCATTTGTTCTTTCGGCCCTAGGCCTTCACCAGAAATTTCGAAGTCCAAGTGCATAATTCCAGAATCCATGGACTTCAATTTTACGGTATAGCCATCTTGCAACAACTGACTAGCTACCATAACTTTTTGCTGAACAAATTGTAGCTGAGTTGCTTCAGCTTTTTCTTCAGGCGTTAGAAGTTCTAATTTCCAATCAGTAATTCCAAACATATCCAGCATTACTGGGAAGACTTTTTCATGGAAAATTCTTTGGTCACCCTCAACAACCCTGCTCATAACTACAAGTTGCTGTGTTTGGGTAGATAACCCACCAAAACCTTCTGGAGCCCCTTGCCAAGCAGGAGTTACACCCCACATAGCCGAAATACGCTCTCTAATTTCCTGCCTAACTGGAAGATAATCCATTTCCTGCAAATTGTGGAATAATCGAATCATATCAACTTTTCCACGTTGAGATTCGTTACTAACCGCAATCATCGGAATATATTCTGGATTCTGTCGTATTTCCTGCTCTACCCGTTCTCGCTCTGCCCTTAAGCTGTCAGGATCATCCGTAGATATCAAAATCATGGATGCTGGCATCTTACGTTCAAAGAAATAACGATACAGGGTCTTATCCATACCAATAATGGTAAGAATTTTATCGAACAGAGTTAGAACAGGTGACCACCCATATGTTCGGGTAGGCATAAATTTAGATACGTGAAGAACCTCAGAATCTAAGAGATACACTTCCTTACCACGATATCGGTACGTAAACATGGCGGGAACCATGGCCTTACCACACGAATCACAAGATTGAGGTAAGTCAGAAGCGGCTCCATCCCGGTGGATGTAGCAGACGTAGTGTAATCCCTTAGGGACACCCGTAGATTTGTCTAGATCATACTCTATAAGAGCAGGGTTTAATCGCTCTACGGAAATTACTTTGGAGCGAACTTTATCTCCATAGTCTTTATATTCTTTAGCAAAATAAATAAAGCCGTCATCAATGGTGTTTACATCCCACCAAAATTCCCTTAAAACGTCCTCCAAACTTTGGTCAAATACGTTACAATTTTTCGTAAAGGTCTTAAGTTGCTTATACTGAGAATCGTCAGGCTCAACTAGGGTTTCCCCACTATCCTTGTAATCACAATCCTCATTAATACATGCAGGAATTTTATTTTTGTACTGCGTACCACAATCGGTACACTTTACTGCAAACAAGGGTTGCCAAGAAACTCCCCGCCTAAAAATTTCAGAAATTATATGGTTTACAGGAGAACGAACTTCTTCAACAGATTGAGAAATCTGCTGAATATCTTGAATCATATGCTGTCTAAAGGCAGCTTGTTGCTGAACCCAAACATTGACTACTTGATCTACACCAAATGTCGGATTCTTATATGTTTCCCCGCTTTTATTCAATAAAGCCTGTTGTCCGACCGTATTGAGTAGATTGCTGAGGTCATATTCCTTTTGCGCTAGTGATCTTGCTTCAGGAGCAAAATCATTAAGTGTTAATCGTCCTGCCATTTGCCACCTTGTCTATATGACTTTGACCTGTTATTTTTGTTAGGGCCTCTATAGCAGCTAGAGTAACCTGAGATTGGTCTGAAAGAACTTCCTTAACTACTGGAGATTCTTCAGAATCTTTTGCCGGTGCGGTCCTGCTAAATTGTAATTGTTCTTCCAAAGTCTCAATTTTTCCAGTAGCAACCGCTAATTGTTCTTGTGCGTCAACCAAATCTGCTTCGGGTACCCCTCCGAACATATGTTCAAGTAAGTTTAGTTCTTCCGCCGCCCTTACTACCTCTATCATTGCAGCCATTGGCAATAAAGTCATAGCCTGATGCGTATCAGGTATTTCATCCTCTGCACCTAAAGATTCTAAGGATTTATCCCAAGTATCTAAAACTCTCCACACATGAATAGCATCATCAAACTTTACCGCAAACTGCTGCGCTCGCTGTCTTAACTGTTCTCCCGCTGGCATACTTGCCTCCTAACGTCCTATCTAATAGGACAAACTCCCGAATCACACGCTTCGTCTATGAGTTCTGTCTCAATTTCTACTTTTTCGTATTTATAAAGTAGAGAAGCGTCGAAATCTTTAAAGTTCGCACTAATATTATTATACTCCTCTTCGGTAATTTCTTCATATGGGGCTAATTCATACGTTCCCCCATCGTGGGCTAGGAATGAGGCCCCCATCCATTTGTCCCAGTTATCCCAAGCTAATTCCTTCGCTAAATCCCACTCATCCTCCTTAACTGTCATAGTTATGGATGTGTTGTGGTCAGTATAGTTTTCCTGAAATTGAAAATAAGTGTCCATTTGATCCGACAGAGACACATTATTCTTAGTATCAGTACTAGTAGATTTAATGGGGAAGTCAATAACTAGAGTTCTAGCATTATTCATACGCTCTTCATAACTGTCGCCGGGTGTACCCACCTCGGGAGAAATCGACCAATCTAATTCTCGGATAACCTGAACTAGCGGGTCAATAGAACTAATACGCATTCGTCGTATGTAGTATGGGCTGTGAGACATATGTATCCCTGCCGAAACACCTCCAGCTACTAGACTTAAAGTTCCCTCTGGTTTTACTGTTGTTACTAACAGAGGAGAATTAACCCTTAAATGAGAGGCATATTTATCCGCTTCCTCATTCGCAGTTTTTTTAAGGAGTCCTAGTACCTTATTTTGTTGTCTCTTAGTATATTGTACAGCAGAAAAAGCATCTTTAACTCCTGTAAGCGACGTTCCTAGTAATCTATCCCTTTGCTGGACTTGGTTCCAAACAGGTAACTCTAAGTCCACTAAAGTCATTCTAAGGCCCGCTCTAGCCGACATTCGTTGGGCTTCAACTAAGCCGTCTAAGTCCAGATCACCCCCTTCTACAAACGCTGATAAATTAACCGTAGTTAAGTTACACACGCCGTGACTATCTAATAGGATTTCACCACAAGGGTTCGTTCCTATGGCATTAGGTCGTCTACGGGAAGCTTCTTCTTCATTAAAGAAGCCGGGTTCACCTTCATACTTCATCATATCAAAAACCATATCCAAATATTTTTTATCTGGTTGATTTGTGAATACTATGGAGTTATTGGACATCCTCCGATGGTCCAAGTTCTCTCTAGAATTTTTACCGTCTTCTAAGCGTAGAGAATCCCACCAAACGGGTTTTTCTCCTAAGGCATCTAACTGTTTGCCTAAAATAGCGTGGGCCTTAAACTGTTCCTCTGACCACAACCCGTTAATAGCGTATTTAGCTAACAAAGATTCGTAGTCATTAGAACCCATAAGGAAAATTTCAGCCGTTCGGCGTACTCCACCAACCACCACGTTATTACCGATCAAGTTGCCCATATCTAAAATATGGATTGGACGAACTTTATAGTATCCAGCATAAGCCCTTTCAAGAGGGGCTAAAGTAGGGTCAATTTGGTTTGTAAGAACCTTGTGAAATCCCTCAAACATTTCCATCAACGGTTCTGGGCCTGAGGCAGTCCCACCAAAAGTTTTCAGTCGCTCCCCACGGGGACGAACAGAATTATAGTCAAACTTTACAGTCTTTATATGCTCATATTCATGAGAGGTTAAAATTTCTAAAAATAAGCGAAGGGCTTCAACCCATCCTTCTTTAGAATCTCCAATGTAAACTTTAGCGTATCCCTGCTCTAAATCTATCCATTTAGTAGTCTCTAGCCGCTGTTCCGCAGGGGCCGGGATATAAGGATCGTGTAATACCTCTACATTAGCCCGGATGGGGGGAAGGGAGGTAGCCATTTCAGGAGTACACTTGAAGCCTACACCTGTACCAACTAATAGAAGATAGAATAGGTCAGACAAGTCTGCCCACTTTTCTATAGCTGTGAATGAGCAGTTGTAATTAGCTAACGGATATTTTTCAGCTACCGCATTTTCTCCACCACCAATCCATAGCGTTCTCCCACTCACAAACTGCTTAGTGTTATACATGGAATCAAACAAGGCCTCTGCCTCTGCATTAAATTCCACTAGGTCAGGGGTATAACCAATTTTCAGCATGTGGTCATACGCTAATCCTACATTATATTCGACTGCTCGTTTACACGCCTCTATCCATGTCTCTCTTCGGCCTAACTTGTTAGAAAATCTAGAATACGTGCGGTAAAATACAAAAGTTCCCATAGGAGAAAGAGGGGATTCCTGAGCTTCGTATTTACTTATGAATTCCTGAGACAGTTCAACAGGTCGGTGATGAGAGTGGTCGTGAGTATGATCATGTTCGTGGGCATGTGGAATATTGGTGGGTATAGTTATAGAAGGGGTCATCGTAAGTGTCACAGGGGATTCTCCTAAAGCGAGTCTTCGCCATACATTTGAACGGATTTAGCGTAAATATTGCCTAGGGCGGCATTAAGCTCTTCATCTACAGGCATGTTGTCATTATACGCTGAATTATCGGGTCTTGACCCAGAATTTTCATCAGATTTCCCACTAAAAATTTGAGCATCTCCAACCCCCGTATAAGAGGCTGGGCCGTCTAATTTATCTGCTGCCAAACAAGCTAATCCGATACTCCAAAAAGAGTCCCCGTGACCATTTGGTGTTTCAGCAGCGTATAAGTCCTTATTGACTATCAAAATTTGTTCTTTCTGTACTGCATCGGGCAATAAATGTAGCCTTTCCGTAACTACGTAGTGTTCAAATTTAGTGGCCATGTTGTTTTTTGACCTACGGCTAAAGTGCATTAAATCCCACTTTCTGTTTAACCCTCTTAGGTGTCGAACTCGTTCCGTATTCTCTTTATCGCTTAAGCCCTGCTCATTATCGGTTTGCAGTCCTCTCTCTTCTAGAGCCCTATCCGTGTTATCTATATATCCCTTATCAATTTGATAATTATTAGCCACTTGATTGAGAATCTCAACCTGTGCCTGATAAGACATATTTCTTATAAACTCGTGATACAATTGTACCACATGTCCATCCGTTTTGCGTTTACCAAATACTACAATATGCGATGGATGCCTACGTTTTCCTACATCATACCCTGCAACCACCCAATCATACTCTTCTGTAAGCTTATCAGCATGATCTACAGTTCGTCGATAAGGAACTAAGGAATCGTCTTCGCAAGCCTCAATTTCTGCTTCTGTAAAATACCCATCTGTTCCAAAATGCGGTTGTAGCATATACTCCGAAGCAAAAGAACTTCTGTTGCTCTTCTTATATGCTAATAACCATTGCTCATCTCGAATCTGCGGGGCTAAGACATGGCGGTTAGGTACTGGATCAAAGGCGGGTAAAACTATACTATTAAAACTCTCATCGTCAATCAAAGTTGCTAATAAGTCTCCCGGTGCCATAGGCGTTCCCACTACTATAGTAGGAGTTCCGGGGTTTGGGATAGGCATCAAAGCCCTAAAAAATAAATCCTTAATTTTAGGTAATTCGCCGGGATCAATAGGCGAGTTGGCATCTTTCAAAATGTCATCTACCACCATTCCCGCATTAGTATGGAGTCCCCGCTTAAACTGGGTTACTCCAGCCATTTCTACCCTAACAATCCCTCCATCGGCTGTTTGATACCTTATAGCGTTATCAGCCCCCCTAGCTAAATCTTTTGTAAACCACTCATTAGCCAAAAGGGGGTTTGCCCGAATTTCATCTTTCATAGTTCTTACATGGTATCTTACCATATCATGGTTATAAGAGGCGTACAATAAACTTCTAGAAGAAGCTTTGGTTCTCATGAGTTGCCAAATAGTGTACCCATGCCCTAAGATGGTGCTTTTCCAGTGTCCACGGGGAAGCACACAAATTAAATTTTGCCCTTCATCTAGAGCCTTATCTAATTCATCGCAAATAAACCCCACATGCCAAATATTAAATAATTTGGGATACGGAAAGCTATTCTTCCAAATATCTTGTATAAACTCTTTAAACGTACTAGGCACATCAATGGTCGTATCATTAGTTAAGTCTGTTACTAGTTCGTTTACCGCTTCCGACCATGATAATTTAGCATTCTCATTTTTAACCGTGTTAACCATTAGTGTCCTCAAAGTCTAAGAGGAAATTTTGGAGTCGGGTTCCAAGACGCTGACGTAACTCTTTATCGTCTACCTCTTCCATAATGATAGTTACGATTCCTTGGATAAACCTACGAGAAATCAACCCCTCTAGAATGGTTCGTTCGCCCTTTATAGCCATATCTACAGCTTTAGCGGCATCTGAAGCCCTATCGAATTGTAGAAGCCCTAAAGATTCTGAAGCTTTAGTGGTTATTTTCTTATATTCCTCTAGGTGTGCTTCAGAATCTAGCCGCCTGTGGTCTGCCTCTAGTTCGACCATCTTATCTCTAGCCCTAGCAATGGCTTTATTACGTAATTCTTTCCATCCCTGCTCTTTAGACCATTGATATAATGTGTCTTCGGGAACTTCCACTTCATATTTTTCTAATATTTCCACTTTGATTTGCGGAATTATTACATCATCATGGATGTAGGTTTTAGCGGCAAAATCTTTTACCGACTGAGAGTATTTTCTATTCATGAAGCACCCTTGGATTTAGGTCCAGCCTTTACAGTACCTTTCGCCTTTCCACGCTTACTTCTAGTCTTAGTACCCCCAGAACTCTTCTCAAGAGAACAGGTTTGTGCGCTGGCATCTCCCCAACACAACTTAGACCACGGGTGGGTAAAACAATTTCCTCTCATCATAAACTCCTTAACTACTAAACGGGGTATTTTCCTTAACGAAGTCTTCGCCTCTAAAGGTTGGGTCTGTATTATCATCTATAGTGTAAGATTCTCCCATCAACTTGGTAAAATCCAGATGCCCAGATACCGTAGTACGTGGGGTGAAACAGCCGGGAACCTTTGAACGATCCCTGTTGATAACTACTTCTCGTCTTGTACAAACTGAATCCCACACCCGCTCCTTGAAAAGAGGCTTCCAAGCATCTTTGATTTCATTGTACTCATTTCTAACCACGGATTCAGTATGAACTAGCTCATCTATGGGAGTATTAAAGGCACAATTATTAAAATTGCAATAAACTACTTTTTTAAAGTCGTTTACACTCTCGGGAACATTTTCAATGGGGGTGGGCTGATTGCTTTCAAGCTTCCCATCTTCATCTATATTATTTTTTACTACAAATGTAGCCTTCTTTGCTACAGGTCGTATAGACCCCGGCTTTCGTCTAGGCATTTATCCTGCTCCATTCCGCTATACAGGCTGCATCAGCCCAATCCTGTTCTACAAACTGACTACTAAAATGTTTAGTAGCATACTTCATTATATCTTCTTTAGACGCATTACCCATACCCACTACTTCTTTTTTCCACACTCTATTATCCACTGTTCGATACGGGATATGGGATATTTCTAATATTCCCTTCACAGCCCCCACTACTTCAGATATTGATATGGTAGAATGTGGATTTTTAAAATATAATGGCTTTTCTATAGCCACAGTACCCCCATAAACTATGTCGGGCAAAGCAGCCAATCCTTTAGCTATATCTGGAAATCTATCGGCGGCGGTTTTACCTACAGCCAAAAATTTTACAGATTCTATAAGAACTCCCTCATCATCAATCAAGGTGGCGTGAACTGCTCTAGAACTACAATCTATACCTGTATGAATCAAGTCTTCTCTAATAGGAGTCCACGCTTCTCCCACTCCTCTCGCATCTGAGTTTCTGCGCCTATCCATTTTTGAGGCTTATGAATAGAAATCAATTTATTGGTGTCTCGACGTATGGCGTAATGCTCCTTATTTTTGGCGGCGTTCTTAGCAATCACCAAATCCTTAATCCTAGTTCTACTGTCCGGGTTCTGTATAGCCAACAGATTACCTATAGTTACCCATAAAAGATCGCCCACCTCTTCATCAAAGTTTGCTGGGTCTTTTTTAAAATTTTTTATGGCCTCTTCCCATTCTTTGACCTCTTCTTTAATCATAGGGATTCGAGTCTCCATAACAGTTTGATCTGGAATACCCTTATAAGACCCCTCATGATTAAACTCCCATAGTTCGTGGAAGTCAAACACTGCTTCGGCTATTGCAGCCACATCTTCTAAGAAGGAGTATATACTACAGCCGCATTTTGAAGCCTTCGCTAAGTTTTTAGGATGGGTCACTTACTTACCTGCCTCTAGACTTCGTGCTGAAAGAACTCTACTAGAAGTATTGAATAATCCCTTAAAAGCTTCCTTACGCCCCAACAATTTATCGTAAGCCGCCCGAATCTCTATCAGGGTCTTCATACTAGCGTTTAATCGTTTGTTGTCTCTTAGTATTATACCCTCCATTTCATCAATGGTGGGTTTTCTAGTTCCTTTTGCTAAATATTCCTCAGCTAACTTAGCTTTCTCTATCTTCATTCCAGTCTCAAAGGCGGTTTCGTAAGCCCCCTTTTTAGCCCCTAGTGCGGCTAGATTTAATTCTACAAAGGCTAACCACGCTCCAGATACCGACAAATACTCTTGCAAGTCCGTGTTAGAGGCCTCAGAAAGATTCCCAAAAGTGATATCATCACGAGAATTATTATTAATTTGGATAAAGGGTATTTCCATATCCTCAACATACTGGTTGGCTTTATTATAGCCTTTTTCTACTGTCCATACTTCTTCTGTCATTATTTCACCGCCTGAATAGTAAGGGCTAGTGTGGCCGCTACGGTAGTCATATCCTTTTTGGATAGGTCGTTGGTATCTATAATTACAGTCCAATCAAGAGGCTTATCATCTAAAAGGATTTCTGATATGTGTTCTTGTCTAGAGTTCCACATATCCCTAGTGAGGGTGGGATCGAACTTACTAGAATCCTTGTATCTATCCCACCTAATATTTGTATCTGCAACTAATTTTACTAGGAGCCCATCGTGACTCTTAACGAAATCAAATTCATTAGGGTATCTAAGATCATCGAAGATTACTGTTGTCCCTTTATCTAGATGTTCCGCTACATCCTTTCGGATAGCGTGAACCCAAACATCTGGACAAACATCCCGTAAACCTTGCCCTAATTTTTGTAACGGCTCTCGCTCTACCGGGATATTTAAGTGATCTAAAACCCCCCTTAATTTTCCTGCGAAAGACATAATTACCGAATCAGGATTCTTTTCCTGTAACGATCTGGCTAAAGCAGATTTTCCAGTGTGCATTTTACCATGTAACCCAATTACCTTAGCCAAGTCCCAACTCCTCATCTGTAACTAATTTACAATCACAATAGTTATAATGAATTGCGGCTACTTCTGATAGCCGGGGAGGCAAAACCATACTTGCTATAGCTCTGCCTCTAGATAAAATACCATTCCACAAATCAGTATTACGATTAACAACAAAAGTTTTTATTTGTTGGGAGTTCTTATTTTCATAAAGAATTACCCCCTGATCATAATTTAACATATTAAGATAACACTGTAACTGGGTCGAATGTTCTACTTTAGGCCCGTTTACTAGATCGTTATCCCACCCTCGTTGATTTATAGTTTTCAACTCTACTACAAAAAATTTCCCATCGTGATGTAAAACAAAGTCCGCTCGACCCGATAACATGATAGGATAATCTATACGACAAATTTGTTCTCTGTCTATAACCATCTCCGCAAAGTATTTGGTATACCTATCCTCAGCGGAACTACCTACCCCAAATATCCTTTGAAGATTAGCCGAGATGGATTTTTGCGGGATCATGCCGTTGTAATGTAGCCACAAATACCTATCGCAGGGATTCCCTATAGCGGACACAAAGAATTTATTTTTACTTGTACTTTTTTGAGGGTGCGCTAAACGCTTGTCGATTTGCTCAACCAACAACCTCCCCAAATCTTTAGTATCCCAAGATTTGGTTACCTTTTCAGTTATGTCTTTCACACCCATTAATTTTTATCCTTTACATCGTTAGACAACTTTTCCAAAAATACATCAATATCTCTACGAATGTCTTGCTCATGTTCAGCAGTTATATGTACCACAGAGTCCACCCCATTAACTAATAAAAACTCATTTCGTTCTTGGTCTTTTATAGAAAAATGTCCGTAAACTCCGTCAGCCTCTATCACAGTTCCTATTTCAGCTATCCAAAAATCTACAAAGTACTTTCCAATTTGTCTCTGAGATTCCCACCTAAGCCCCAACTCACTCAAGTAATTGGCTATCTTTACTTCCTGAGGGGTCATCTCCGTTGGGGCTTGTTGAATGTTGAGAGGCATCTACTTGTTCCTTAAGGGTATCCCCTAATTCAGGTTGATCCGTTAGCAATAGAGCCTTCAATCCGTTAAGCCCCATAACTTTATTTCCTTGGTACTCATACCACGCTCCAGCTTGCTTTATATGCCCATAGGCCAAACCTTCACGCATATAACTCTCCATGATATCAATGCCCCCGTCTACTCTGAACGGAACTACAACCTTGCTCCAGTGGTCAGCAGAGGTTTTATTCTTCTTAAGGGTTACTTCCATATCGAAACCCTCTTTGGTTTTGGTTTTCTTGTCCTCAATCCACCCTGCTCGTCGAACCTCTAACATCATATGGTTCCAATACACCTGCCCTTTTCCACCCGGCATTTCTTTAATAGCAACTGGCCCAATGGAGGACCTCTGCTGATTGATACATATTAACGCCGACCCATGCTTTAGTCTGCTTATTAACCGGCTTAAGGAGTCGTTGATAAACCTTGCTAACCAGCCCATAGGATTCTTATCGAAGTCCACCAACTCCGCTGTGGGAACCATACCCGCAATACTATCTATAACTACTAAGTCTACCCCTGCCTCCATGCACTCTCTAGCAATTGCTATGGCTGCTTCACCACTCTCTGGTTGAGAGGCTAAGAGAAGATCGGGATTAACACCACACTTGCGGAACCAAGACTCATCGAGTGACATCTCAGTATCAATCCAAACAGCCGTTCCCCCAGCCTTCTGTACGGACTCCACCGCCTTCATAGCAAGATAGGATTTACCACCGCTAGGTTGGCCGGTAAGCAACGTAAATCGCTTCTTGGGAATACCACCCCCGGTGAGCTTATCTAACTGGGGGATGCCAAAGGGGATACGCTCAAATTTAAAATCTTTATCTGAAGCTACCGTAAGACCATCAATTCCTTTTAGGAGTTGATCCATAAGAGGAATCTCTGTTTTAGTTTTAGTCTTAACCATTAGCCAGACTCCTTATTTTTACCACTTCTGCGTCAGCAGCAGAGAGTACTAAAGGCCATGCTTTATTAATAGCTACCTTAGCTTCTGCCATTTGAGTATCTAAGTCTTTATCGGTATCTATATCTCGGATGGATACCTCTATCTTAGCATTATTGTAGTCGCCTAAGTTGATGGTAAATCCCAGTGACTGATCTATTTGCATATTCCTATCCTTATCTATGTAGTGATCTTTCATGCCTCGATAATTTGTATACTTCTACTCAACTTCTTCCTCTAGTGCTACCAACTTTTTCCCGTATCCCCCCACACATTCACACATTATGTCCCTGTATTCTTCAGAAGCCCATAATTTTTCCATGGTAGCGAGAATGGTAGTTACCACCGAATGCTCTATAGCTATAAATTTTTCTTCTTTGTTCCGCTCCACAAAAGCCCTAAGCTCTAGCAAATCGGTCTTCGTAAACCCAGTCATCTGTACCTCCTACTGATCCTAATAACTCTTCAATGGACTCATACTTAGCTTTCCAATAATCTATATCTACGTTTAGTTTTTGTATCTCCTTTAATAACTCTTGAACATTAGGCTCTGGCTCCTGTTCTTCGTCTACTTTTGATACACTCCTAACATGCGCCCAAGATGGATCATGTATCTCTACGTCTACTAGCAAGGAAATCCCTAGGGAGTTTTCTTCCATCAAGTCCTTTACGGACTCTATAATGTATTCTTCCCCGGTCGCTACCTCTAATAGGATTTCATCATGCACCTGCATAATTAATGAGGATTTTTTATCCTTCAGGTACTCATGCACCGCAATCATTCGTTCTGACATGATATCAGCGGAAGTGCCTTGGACTAGGTAGTTTATCCCGGCATAAGCAAAGTCCTTAGGAATCCAGTATTTTCTTCCATACCTATTTTGAACCATACCAGTCAACGTGATTTTTTTCACGACATTTTTTATAAATTCTTTAGAGCCGGGAAGCCCGTCCAAGAAATTATTTTTATACGTCTTAGCCTCTGGGATTGTACAGTCTAGGGAATTAGCTAAGTTAGCCAACCCTAGGCCGTATAGAATTCCAAAAGAAAGGTTCTTAGCTGCTTGCCTATAAAACTTCCATTCCTCATGCGTTTCATCTACATGAAAAGCGGCTTTAGCCGAATTATCGTGGAGGTCAACCCCCTGCTCCTTAAGAGCCACTAATTCCTCAGGACTCATAAAGTACGAGAGGAATACCCACACCTCCATTTGCTTATAGTCTAACCCGTATAATGTATAGCCCTCTCGTGGGATGAAGGTCTTACGGATCGAGAACTTAGTGGGGTCCCCCTCTACTAGGGATTCTCCTCCCACAAAAGCCCATGCAGAGATGTCCTGATTGTCTAGAGATATCCTACCCTTGTTAGCCTTGATTATAGCCTCTAAGCGTCCTTGTAGGGCCTTCGTTTCTTCCTCATTAAGGTTCTGCTCTACCGTATTTATAATCCCCCTAGGAATATTTTGTAGGTTAGGATTTCTAGAGGATAGACGACCTGTAACCGTTCCCCAATTACAGTAGGTACAGTGAAGAACCTCTGTACTAGAGAAAGGTTCAATATACGTGTTTAACATCTTACCTAAAGACCTGTACTCACGTACTCGACCCGCCAACTCGTGGTCGATTTTAACTAACGATTTTTCTCCCCAAGACGGGTTACCTTTAGCTGTTACCTCAGGAGACTGGATACCTAAGGATTCAAACACCTTACCAAGTTGAGGATTAGAGGAAACATTAAATTCTTGCCCTGCTATATCATAGATACGCTTTAACACAGCCTCTTGTCTAGCAGTAATTCGTTTAGCCCCGTCGGAAGCATACTCGCTATCAATTTTAACTCCCCTGTACTCCATTTGGTACAGAACAGACGTAAGCTTAATGCTTTGATCCCAAATTTGTGTTTGTTGGGTGGCCTCTATTTCAGCTTTTCTAGAAAAGAATAATTTTCGAGTCCACAACACATCATCACAACAGTAAAACCCAAGTAGACTAATTGGGGCTAACGAGAAATCTTTATTCCACTTGTTTTTTCTCATTATCTCTTTACAAGATTTGTCATACTCTGCTGCTGATTCTCCAAACTCACGGGCAATGGTGTGAGTAAGGTCTAATCTCTCGTGTTTAGCCTTCTCAGTAAGCCGTACCATAACTAGAACATCTATAAGAACCTTGTCCTCCATGGTTAGCAGGTTTGGATTTTCAAATTCTAGAAATTTTAAATCAAACTTGATATTGTAACCAACAAGAACCTTAGCTTTATTTATAGTTGACAGTAATGTAGCTAGGTGATCAGCAGATAAGTTATCAAGGGGCTCCGGGTGGTCGGCATGACGGAAAGGAAAATACATCGCCTCACTAGTGGCGGTAGAAATCCCTACTCCACATAAAGTGTTCCTGTTAAATAGAAACCCATTACTTTCGATGTCTAAAAATAACGTGTCAGATTCAGCTAAACTCTTAATAGAAGAGTCAAACAAATCAGCAGTTACAATTATTTTATCCACCTACACCCTCAATTCTGTAAAAGTAGGAGAGGCAGTATTACCTGCCTCTCCACAGTAGTTGGTCGTTACCTACGCCTGAAAGTTTCTACGAATGTCCCGCACAAACTGTCCCTTAGCGTTTCGCTTCCTAGTCTTACGCCTATCCTCGTGTACGTATCTTTCCTTATCAGGAGTAACTTTACGCCTGACACTTGCCTTAGGCTTGGCTACAGTTAGCGTATTTTCTGAGGCTAACCCCTCACTTCTAACAAGGAGGTTTTTCACAAAGGTCATAAAACCCATAACTTTTCTCCTTAAAACAACGATTCTTCTGGACTTGCCACAACTGTATCAGTAGTGAAGGCTGAATTATCCGAAGAACTCACGTTCCATGGTGTATGCTCTTCCTTCTCTGTTGCATTGGGCAAGGTTAATGTAGTAGTTCGTGACTCAGCATTGCGCTTTTCTATTGCTGCTGCGATAGACCGCTCCTTTTGCAAGAAGAAATCTACTGGACGAACTAACTCACTAGCAGTCTGCCCATTCGCCTCAGAAGGCACATAACCTTCATCATTAGTAGCCTTTATAGAGTATGATGTGTCATCTCGACCACTGCCAGTTCGTCGAATCCGAACCTTATGCTGGTTAAGCGAACCATCCTCATCATAAATATCTACAATCTGATTCCATAGATACTTACTACGCCCAAAACCTTGCGACCACATTTGGAAGTTACCTGCCTCTTGCTTGAGGAAGGCCTTTCCACTAGGGGTTTGCTCAGTGGACCATGATGCAACCGTATCCTCACCAAAATTCTTCGCTAGAGCTTTAGTGTTATTAGGATTACGCATCACAGACTCTACGTAGAGCCATACCCCAAACTTAGTCCTAAGCTGAGTACCTGAATCTACCTCTGTGGCCTTAAACTGTCCGCTAGAGGAAACTCCTTCTGCCATAGCGTCATAGGTATACGCTCCATTGCGCCCCATACCTGTTGCACGATATGTAGAAAAGTCTTGGATACGGTGATCCTCAGGGTCACCTGAGGGAACTATAGTAACTTGAGCAATGTCACCATCATATAGCCACAGTTCTGATCCGGGGCCACGACGAGAAGAGCGTTCTTGCTCTTCCTTATCCGCTCGGTTACTGATTCCTGCAATTCCACCACTTACCATTGTAAACTCCCTACCAAACCTAATTCGGTTCGGTTAGCTATTACGGAATGTAAAAGATTTACATCCCTGATTTCCTGAATGTCTTTATAACCCTCAGGGAGTCTAGCGAAACTGACTAACCTACGCTTCGATAATTTAGCAGCTATCCGCTGTGAAGCGGAGATTCCTGTTTCATCATTATCCAAACATAGGATCAGTTCGGAGGTATGAAGTGAATTGAGGAGGGACTCTTGCTTATATGACAAGGAAGCCCCAAGTATTGCTAGTGATTCGAAGTTATGTTGTTTAAGCCATAATGTGTCAAGTATGCCTTCAGTTAGACAAACAAAGCTAGACTCATTTACATTATACAGCCCATAAACGATTTTGCTCTTTTTTAAGCCAAAACTGTATAAGTACTTAGGTTCATGCCCGACAGGTTGTCGGGTCACACTACCTACTGTAACACCTCTATCATCTCTGATGGGAAGAACTAATCCTCCACGACCGTTTGTACCGGCCTCAGCGTCAATCAGAGTTTTTGCTGTGAACTCTCTATCAAAAATCCAGTTAGGCACCTCTCCTTTCGTATAGTCTATGACAACTTCTTCTAGGGGGGAATCTTCTTGACGCTTCTCATGCCAAGTATCCGCTAAACTAAACTCGATGTTCTCCGTAAATCTACGGATAAATATATCAGTTTGAAGTTGCGACCACCCGGTAAATCTGGAAACGAACGCATCTAGGGTTCCTGCCCCACAATTGACGTAGCATATCCACTGCCCACTCTCTAGATTTATGGAGAGAGAGGGCGATCTATCATCATGAAAGGGGCATCTAAAGACTCGTTGGGCTCCTCGTCCCGAAATACCTCCATAAGAGTCTTCGGTGTCGAACCCGGCTTCGTTGAGGATTTGCCCCCATGGATAAAGTTGAACCTCCGTTTCCTGTCCCGACGTTTTTTTATTAACCATTCTTTCAAGTCTCCAGAGGCATTGGTAGCTAAGGTATCCGCTATCTCTTGTAGAGGATGCCCCTTATGACCGGGAATCCAAATGAGGTCTAGTATACCAATCTTTTGCTTTAATGTCAAGTACCTTTCCCATAAATCTCTATTTCGGGAGGGAGGATAATCTTTTTGAGTTTTATCTATTACGTATGTACTATCTGAGAACAAGGTGACGTTATTACTTAACGACTGTAAATATACTAACTCTAACCCTTCTATAACCGCAGTTAATTCCATTCTACTGTTAGTAGTATCAGGAACCCCTCCTGCCAGAGTATACAATATATTCTCATCAGCGTCGGTAATCACTACACCCCAACCACCTACCCCACCGGGATTCACCCTACAAGACCCATCACTATAAATATGGATATTAGAAGTTGACATTAGTAAACACTTCTTTTTGAAGGTCTTCCTGCATTAACTCCTGTACATCCCCAACATCCACATTCCACTTCATGATACTTCTATCTTTTATCTCTACATCATCCCGTTGCTTCATGTAATACAAGAATCTCAGATTATCCTCTTCTTCTACTTTGCACATAGCAAACGCTATATCACTTGCACGTACTAAAGCATCCCCATTAGCTACTTGATTCAACTTAGGGGGCTTGAATAGGTCTACAGCCTCCCTACCCGCTTGAGTGGTACAGAATACTGGAATCTCATGTGCCATAGCAATATTTTTCAAGCCTTTAAACAGGTTATCATTCTGCTCCCACTTTGCCCTGTTAGAATCATCACTAAGTAGATAAACCCCATCAACCACTAAGATATCAGGAGAATATTTTCTCACTAGATTACGAATAGTCGAAATATTTAAGGCATCGAACCCAAGATGGTGAGGAAACAACAAATTATTAGAGTTCATCTCTGTTAGGAATTTTTCATATGCCCCCACATCTAGTCCCTCTTCCCCTCTTCGCAGCTTAGTTAGGGAAAATTCGTACCCCATTAGCTTACCTAAGAATGCGTCCATCCGCATAGACATAGCTTTTACAGGCATTTCCGTAGAAATTAGAAGTGTTTTATACCCCTGCTTGAGAGCAACTGCTGCTACCTTAACAGATAAAAACGACTTACCCACTGTAGGCCTAGCAAACAGAGAGTAGAGTTCCCCCGGCATCCAACCCACACCTAGCCTATTTAAGGTCTTAAAGGGCGTAGGTATGCCCAACATACCTAAAGACCTGTCCTTGCGCTGTGCGAGCCTCTCAGCGTACTCTTCTAGCCTCTGTAGGCTACCTGAGTCATACAACTCAATGTCTTCATCGACAGTAGCGGTAACCGCCTCTAATTCTTGAATCAGTTTTTCCACAGCTTGCTGTGGATTGTCACCCTTTATCTGGGGAACTAATTCGGATGCAGCCGCAACCGCAGTTCGGTACATAAGCTGTTGTTTTAGTTGAGCAGAAAAGAATCTTACGTCAGCCGCATCCGCAGCAGATTTATCCAACTCGGGATATTTCGCCAAGAGAACCGACCTAGATGGAACTGTACGAGTATCATCTATTTCGGTTAGGATAAACTGTAGAGCCTCTCCAAACACAGCAAACTGTTTTGGAGATACATTGATCTTTTTTAGATCGGCATAAGATGAGATGTTAAGAACGATCCCGCTTTCCACATAACTGTAAGAAAGATTACTCACTTAGCCCACTCCTTTAACTCTTCTTCGATTGCTCTTAGTCTTTTAGCATCAGACGACGAAGGAAACCATCTACTAGAGATATGCTCATACTCTGCCCAAAGCTTCCTCTCCCTAGTTTTTCCCTTAAAGGAGATTAACCATTCTAGCTTTGGGTGAGCAGAAGTAACATCATAATCCCTAAAGTTTCTGCGGAATTCACTGATGATGGTGTTTGATTTAACTGCTTGCCTGATTGCTAGTAGTATACTAAAAACATCGTGTTCTGTCAAGAGGGTCTTAAAATCTGACAGGTCTAACCCACCCCACCGCAAAGATTCGTAGGACCTAGATTGAATTTCGTGGAACTGGCTATTCCAGTAATTCAGTAAATCCCGACTAGTGTAATCTTCGGGATTTTTTGTTTTAGGCACGTAATTCGCCCCTGACTTTCATAAGGATGCTTTCTAGCTTATTTCGTTTCCGCCTATGCTTTTTGGGATAAGCTAAAGGACGGTTTCCAGTATCTTGGAGAAGGGAGGCTAGGGTTGGGTTGGACTCAAACTTAAGCGTCATTAACTGATACATAGTAGCCCATTGAATCTCTTTCCAATTAGGCCGGGTAAAACCTTCTCCTACTAGAGAAGATACGTCAGGTAACTTAGCTTTAGAAATTAAAACTTTAGTTTCTGTATCTGTAAGTTTAGCTGCCTGAAACGCATGTTCTAAAGTTGGGTAGGTTATACCCTCAACTACTATCATAGATGGGTAGGAGTTGGTTAGAGCCTTGTATTTTCCAGTTAGTTCTAGTTTCGAAGGGTGCTTAGTCATAGTCTCCACCGTCAATTAACTTTACATAGTCCTTTACGGACAACTTAACCTCTTGCATTTGTTCTGCCCCCTCCATAAACATATTGGATTGGGCTAAACGAGCGTTGTAAACCTTTTGTATACCTTCATCTATTGTACCTATTAAATGTGGCAATACAATATTTACCGTTTTTTCTTGACCCATTCTCCACAGTCTATCCTCACGCTGAACCATAGTACCGGGATTATGAACATACCCATAATGCACTAGCGTATCCGCTCCCACCATATCCAATCCAAACTTCCCTGCATCCGTAGAGATAAGGATTCCCTTTTTAGCCTTATTGAAGTCTCTAACTACTTCAAAGCGATTGTTCTTCTCCTGTCCTGAGATGTAATAAGGAGTGTCAAAGTGCTTTTTTAATTTCCTAGCACTTTTTTCAAAAAACGTGAACACTACTAACTTATCTACGTTTTCATATAACTCATCGAGCCACAACCTTTTAGTTTTGGGCATATTTTCCTTATACATCTCGCCAAGGCCTTCGACAAAATATCGCACATCTAGGGTAGCTGACCCAACGGTTTTATGCTCTTCCTTACTGCCACTCTCCACCCACGCCTTAAACTCCGCAGATAGAGTAGCATATGCTGCCTTCTCTTTTTTAGACATCTCTAACGGTATGCTAGTATAAATTTTGGGTGGAAGTTCTGTTAACTTCTCTATTTTAGTCCTACGCAAAACAAACGGAGAAGTTAAAGCATGAAGCTCAGGAAGTTTATCTTTCTTAACCCCAATAACTTTTCCATTCCAATCCACCTCACAGTACCTTTTGGTAAAGGTATGGACATTGGCAGAAATCACCTCAGGTCGGATAAATCTCATAATAGAGAAAAACTCGGTCAGGCTGTTCTCTATATAAATTCCAGATAAAGCAAACTTATACTCAGCATTTAACTTCAAGGCTCTCTTCGTTCGCATAGCTTTAGGATTTTTTAAATAAACTGCTTCATCAGCAATTATGACATCCCAATCGTGGGGCATGTCGTCCCAGTCCCTATTGGGATGCAGTAAATCATAGTTAGCTATTATATAGGTGGCATCGGACTTCCAAACCGCCCTACGCTCTTCTTTAGTTCCACCTACTACAAAAGCATCAATATTAAAGTGCTTCTTGAACTCGTCTGCCCATTTCCATTTCAAGGAGGCGGGACACAACACTAAAACTTTCTTAGCTTGAACATCTATAGCAGCTTTAATGGCCTGTATGGATTTTCCTAAGCCCATATCATCAGCCAAGAGCCCCTTCTTAGCGAACGTCAAAAACTCCACCCCTACAGTTTGGTAGGGGCGGAGCAATCCATCAGATTCTCCCTCTTGAAATTTCAAATCCACTAATTTTAAAATAGTGTTTTCGACTGTCTGTTTGGCTATTTTAGCTTTCTCTGTCCATGTAGCATTCTCTAGTTGCTCTAAAGATTTACTAGCTAGTCTGGGAACTCTCCACTCTTGAGCTGGTTTAACCCAGTGACGAACAGGTAAATTTTGGACGAGTTTCAAGTCCCCACTGTTGTAGGGGAAAGTTAAAATAAAAAAGGGAGCTTTGTACGTAATTTCGATCATCGCAGCCTAAGGTGCTGGTTCCTCTCTACGTGTGTTCCATCAACTGCGAAATTATCATTTCGAGCTAATTCTATAATAGCTTTTTTATCCACAGTTACTTTCAAACTGGGGTGGCTAGAAAGTTCCTCAGGTAACTCGTCTAGCTGAACGGTTAGACTAGCCCTCATGTATACATCGGGAATGCTGTTTTCGTTATCCACGACTAAACTCAAAGGACTATTCTGTAAGGCCATCGAGCCTAATGTTCCACCGCCCTTAGTTCGTCCAGAGGCCTCTAGGAGTTCCCTAGCATACTTCTTTACCCGGTCAACGTGATTAGTGACAGCGGCTTTCTTATTCTTAAGCCTCTCTATCTCAGTCTCTAAGGAAGTTGCTTGGGCCTCTAAAGTTCTAACGGATAGAACTAAATTCTCCATACGTTGATCAAGGGTTTCTGCTATGCCTAGAAGGATATCAGAAATATCAATATCTTCTTCTTCGGCAAACTCTATAAGCTGCTTGTACTGGTCTGCTAACTCATATATATTAACCATTCTCTAATCCCACCTCTAGCTTCTTTTTAATGCTCTCTCTAAGTCTAACAGAGTTAACCCCTAAACAGTCTGTAATTTCCCTTAGCTTAAATTTCTGCGTCCTTAACTCTAGAAAATCTAACTCTTGAGGAGTTAGATTAGAGTTCTCAATTATCGAAAGTACGTCAACCTCTTCAAAGGCGAACGCTTGAGAAGTATCCTCTAAAGCTGCTAATAGTTTAGAGGATACAGATTGAGAATTGGACCGGGTGAGAGCCCGCTCGCCCGTATACCCGTCCGTATGCTGATCTAACGAAACCGTAGACACCCGCTTCTGCGCCTTAGCTATAAGGCTTCGGATAACATTCAACATAGATACATGTAAGTAAGTATGGAACTTAGCTACAGTATTCTCTGGATTATATCCCCTAGCGGATTTCAGTATCGCTATCCGCAATTCTTGAGCGATATCTTCAGAGTCTAAACCTATAATGGAAACACTACGAAGCATAGAGTGGACTTTGGGTTCCCACTGCTCTAGTAGTTCTTCCTCGCTATACTCTGTCGTCATACCTGTTCCTTTACTTATAAACCCATTTTATTATCTCTGATCGGTGTCCGTGGAGGGCCGTCTACGTGGCGGTCACGCACTCCAAATATTTGGTGGAAGTGAGGGGAATCGAACCCCTGTCCTACATACTTACTTGAACATTCCTACCGTATTTGCTGTAGGCATTGTAGTAGTTAAGCTTGTTGCTCTGAATGTCTGCTAAATACCTAGTCGAAACCAAACACTCCCGATACAATTATACACCATATCGAGAGCTATGTCAACCCCATATTTACTCGTTTTCTAGGACTTTCATGCCAAGGGCTATGATGCCCCCGATGGTGCCAGTAGCAATTTCTGGAAAGTCGTTACTGGCACCAAAATAGGCTAGGATGCCCAACACTAAAATAGCTAGAAAAATTTGTGGTCTTACTTTGCCCATTACATTACTCCATAGATACATCCACAGGAATAATTTTAGGTTTAGCCTCTTCAGTCTTAGGAAGGATAATTTCTAAAATTCCTCTAGAATATTTTGATGTAATCTGTTCTACATCAATATTAGTATTACTTAGCGATAGGGTTTTTGAAAACTCATAATCTGTAATACCTTGGATATTAAACTGGCCTTTTTCAGGCTCTTCACTGGTATCCCTATCGACATCTATCAACAAGGAGGTATCTTCAACCGATACGGCTACATTAGTAGCACCGGGAATAGCCACCCGAATCAAGAATTCCTCTTCTCTATCAATAATATCCATAGGATATTCATTCAAGCCGTAGAAACTACGCATAAAATTTCTCCCAAAGGAAGTTGTACTTAGCGTTCCCATTAGATTTACCATAATATATCTCCTCTACTCTGTATACAGCCTAGCCACTACTTCTGCATCAGTTAGAACAAAGTACTTTACATCCTCATGATCTATAATCATCTGCGAATGTTTGATAAAAACTACTCTATCGCCAACCTTTAACCTAGGCTTTATGGTCTTTCCTTCTTCTGAAACTCGTCCCTCTCCTACACTGGAAACTACGCCAAACCCATGAAACTGCATAAGTTCACCGGGGACATGGATTCCACCTGCTGTAATGGTGGTGTCGTCCTCTACGATTAAGTACTTACTGTCGTAAGCTACCATCTTTTCTGACATACTTTTCTCCTTCTTTTATAGTTGGTAGCGGGGGCAGGAATCGAACCTACGACCTTCTAGTAATGAGCCAGACGAGATGACCACTTCTCTACCCCGCAACGTATACTATATTATACACTATTTTATCTAAAATTAGGTTCCTAATTGAAGCATTCTGTTCAAAGCTACCAACGAAGTGTCCTTCTCACTAGAAGATACTTCAATACGGTTAATGGCAACCCCGGCTAGAATTCCTTCCAGTACCCATAATATATAAGCTGGATGTATCCTATACATAGTAGCACAGGGGCATACAATCGGGTCAAGGCAGAATATCTCCTTATCAGGGTTATCTTTTGCTAGTCTATTTACCATATTGATTTCAGTACCAATTCCCCACGAAGTTCCTGATGGAGCGTTAGTAACTGTTTGTAATATGAACTCCGTAGAACCCGACATGTCAGCAGCGTCCACTACCTCTCTAGTGCATTCGGGGTGAACTACTATCTTAGTATCAGGGTTCCTATCCCTAGCATCCTGAATGTGCTTAGTAGTAAACCTAGTGTGTACTGAACAATGCCCCTTCCACAGGAACACCGTAGCGTTCTCAATCTGTTCCTGAGTCAGGCCTCCCATAGTAGCATGGGGATTCCACACCACTAATTTGTCCTCTGGGATTCCCTTGGCAAGGGCTGTATTCCTTCCAAGATGCTGATCAGGGAGAAACATAATCTTCTGCCCACGCTCTAACGCCCAATCAAATGCTTTATCGGCATTTGATGAGGTGCAGACCAAACCACCATTAACCCCACAGTGAGCCTTAATAGCAGCCGTGGAGTTCATATAGGTAATGGGTATTATCCCATCCGTCGAACCTAAAGCGTAGTTTAACGCTATCCAACTAAGTTCTAGATCATCAATATCTGCCATATCTGCCATAGAACATCCCGCTGCCATATTAGGCAGAATTACGTTCTGATCTGACGACGTTAGGATGTCCGCAGTTTCTGCCATAAAGTGAACACCGCAAAAGATAATCCATTTAGCGTCAGAGATTTCTGAGGCTTTCTTGGATAACTGATACGAGTCTCCTATAAAGTCAGCAAACTTAATTACATCATCACGTTGATAGTGGTGTCCTAGTAACACAGCCTTAGTACCGAGTACGTTACGAGCAAATTCAATGCCCGTTGTAAGTTCCTCAGGTGAAAGCTTCATATACCTAGTAGGAATTTTCTGCCAACGAACCCCTGCCTTAAACTCCTCTTCAAGAGTTTTAGTACGCAGGTTTCCCTCCGTCTGACAGAAGGCGGATTGCTCCAGTTCAGTTATGGGTATAATATTTCTAGTTAGAACCATTAGCCATTCTTTCTTGTAGCAGTAAAAATGCTACCGCCGCTTGTTGTGGGACTACTCCGTTTCCAAGAATGCGAAGTTTGTCAGTTCTACCCAATCCTCCGGCCAACCCATCAACCATTCCACGAATTTGGGGTTTAGCCGGGGCAAGGTCGGGTCTTTCACGGATGATGTCCCCCCACTCAGAGCTTGTTGGACGGGGTGGCCATGAAAACGGTCTGCGTCCCCAATCAATCCCCTCTGATGCGAGTTCACTGTTGCCTTCGATCCGTCGTCTGATGCCATGGGAGTTGCCCAATTCATCGCTGTATCCTGTAGATTCACACTGTGGCTTTTCTTCCCATCCTTCGTCTTCCTTCGACCTGTTTCCGTTAAGTCCATATCGAAGTGTGGAGTCTCCTGAGTCGTGGGTGTCGGCCAAGTTGACCACATTACCACCTGACCCATTAGACGAGAAGGGTCGGTCGGACGATTCTTGAACTTGTCGTTGGCGTTGGAAACCGTCGGAGAAGCCCAATTGTTCCCCACTTCTTGAGCCAACTGTGCTGCCGCTAGTAAGGACTTCGGACGATTTGTCACGTTGGCGTTCTGATTCGGTGCTTCGGGCATCGTATCGGGGGTCGGCCAAGTCATGTTCGGACTGTACGACTCCTTCCAACTGGGAACGAATTTGTGCGCTACCTGATTCGGAAGCTGTCCCAAAAATTTGGGCTTGGCGTTCGTACCCTTCACATCCCTTGCTGTAGGGGTAGACCACCTCTCCCCTATCGGCTTTTTGGGCATAGATAAAGGTTCGTTCTCGTCTGTGAGTGGCTCCAACGTCGGCTGCTTTGTAAACACCCCATTCAACATTGTACCTGAGGTCGGCCAAGTCCCTGAGAATTTCTTGGAATCCGTCGCCATCATTAACAGATAGGAGTCCACGCACATTCTCCAAGAACAACCCCTGTGGCTGCGCTTCTGACACGATTCTCCTAATGTGAGGGAAAAGCCATCGCTCGTCGTCTTGTCCTGATCGTCTTCCCGCAACGGAGGCGGGCTGACAAGGGAATCCTCCAATGATGAAATCCACTTTTCCACGCCAAGGTTTACCGTCGAAGGTTCCGGAATCTGTAAAGACAGGCGCATCATCCAATTGTCCCGTTTGCATGTGGTCAACCAAGAGCGCAATGCTCGATGCTTCCCTCTCCACGTAACAGATTGCTCTAGCACTTGGATTTGCGAGTTTGAAGGCAACGTCGAGTCCGCCTCCTCCTGAGTAGAGGCTGATGTATTTGAGTTCGGTAGGTGTATCCACACTAATTTATCTCCTTTAAGAATCCAGAATTTTCAACGGAATCTATCACTCGTCTAATCTTATCTAAATCTATATTACCGTGTGTACGTATCTTTCCTTCCATATCAATCCAGATATCTCTATCTCCCGCCGCTTCTGCAATCGCAGGAAGAGCCTCACTCATGTTGTCAGGCCCCAAACCACCGGAGTATCCAAACTTGCCTTTAGGATAATTCTCTACGTTTGGCCAAGTGTTAGGTAGGGTTCCGCTCCCATGAGAGGTATCAAATAACCCCGAAGCGTTGATACCCATTTCAGTGGCGATTGAAAATGTACTAAGGTTAGTAGGTACATCGTCTACCTGAAAAATAATTTCTTTGCCCTTAAACAAATCGCTTTGGAGTAGGGAATAGGTTTCGTATCGAGTGTAATGAGGCGACCCATGAGTGTTTATTTGAATCCTATCAAAGGCATCCCATCCTACGATGGATAAAACTTCCTCAGTACTGGCTTCTTCGAGTAAATCTCTAACATAACACATATGGGCAGATAGGGCAATTCCCGTTGAGGTTAATTCCTTAACCCAACCAACATCAGGAAATAAGCCGCCTCCATAATGTGGTGTTTGTATACCCCACTCAATATATGGATGGGCGTGGTGTAGCTCAGACATTTGCTGTATATCTGTTCCATTGCCTGCTCCACTGAAGGTTACTGTGTGTATATTCAATAGTTTCTCCTCAACCTGAAATTCGACTTTGAGGGAGTATAGCATAGTTTAGGGGGAATTGTCAAGTTATATATGTTTTCCTGACCAAATATACTTGTATTATACAGCAGTTTCTGAAAAATCTAAGCTCAATTTTTAGGGGTTACTTATTATACTATATTGATACCCTTACTATAGTAAGGGTAAGCATTTCTGTCCCGGTCGTAATGTTCCCGGCTGCAATAGAATTTTTGGTTACCTCGAATTCTTTTCTGCCTAAGAGCAGATTTCAGGATATCAGTTTCCTCTCCACAGTAGTTACAGGTAAAAGAAGTCCAAGGAGACTCGTACAGCCCCTCCTGCTTCAATATCTCAGTAACTCTACTAATAGACATCTCTAGCTCTTGTGCGATGCTTGTAGCCGTCCTAGAGGGGTCCTTCCTCTTCAGCCTACTGACTTGCCTACGCCGCCACTTATGGAGTTTCATTAGAACTCGTCTGCGGTTACACGACTTTCTTCGTACTGTTTTACCTGATGTGATATTTCCTTTAACCACATATCGGCTAGGTAAGTTGCATCTACGGCACCAGTTTCATTTGGAGCCTTTATATTGGATGAAGCAGCAACAACCCTAGTCCACTGTGCATCTGTAAATGATACTGTTATATCTGGCATTATATTTTCTCCTTTAAGTCCTTAACTTCTGCTGATAATTCTTGTATTGCTTTCATTAGTATGGGGATAAATTCAGTGTAAGCTGCCGAATAAGTCTCATCAGTATAGTTAATTCCCCCGAAATCTTCCAAAGAAGTTATTTCATAGTCTTTAAGAGTTTCTACAACTTCTTGAGCAATTATTCCATGATGGGTTGCGTCTATCTTACCCTCTCTTTTCTTCTTCCTCTTATAGGTAACAGGATTTAGATCGTTGATGAAATCTAAACCTAATTTAGCAGGTTGTATATTTTCCTTCAACCTTGAGTCAGAGGATACGTTTACGGAATTTTCGGAATCAATATCTACAGTCCATATCTTTTCCCATTTACGAGACATGGTTCCAAGTTCTACGGTGTCAGTAGTAGCACTAGGCCATACATAGCCATCTTGAATTACCAGAACGTCATTTCCACCCGCAGCAAAACCAAGCTGATTAAGACCGTAGCGATACATACCAGTATCAATATCGCCACTAAAGGTAAACGACGGGTAGGTGCTAGACCCATTACCCCCATACATATAGTATATGACACTGCCATAGATATAATTATGGTAACCAAGCCAAGCCCTATTCTTAGTGGTATCAGATGATCCGTAAGGAACTATAGGCTCAAGTATAATCCTGCTACCAGTACCACCATCGCTTTCACTTATCATAGTCCAAAATGATGAATTAACATTATCTCTTTCGGGTGTAGCATCGGTTTGACCAGCGAGGAAGCCTAGTGAAGTACCGCCTGAGGCATCCACATGATGCCCACCATCTTCAGCAAACTGAATAAGGCCGTATTGACCAGTTGGCACCGAAGTATTCGCTACCGGCGTAGGAAGAGCTATACTATCAGTTGCTGAAAGAGTTACAAGCGAAAGGAGTCCGGTACTAGGATTGTATGTTAGTCCCGTATCTGTCTCTAGCCCCTGAGTACTGGTTCCTGCACCGTCAACAAAGACCGGGTAGGTGGTTTCATTGGTGAGGTTGTTTGCGGTTACGGTAACGCTAGTTGCAAGTGTCGCCGTGCCTGTTACATCACCTGTGAGGTCGCCTGTGAATGTAGTACTTTTTATCTCAAATAATGGATTATGGAATCCAATATATGCCCTATTCTTAGTGGCATCAGATGATCCGTAATCAACTATAGGCTCAAAGATAAGCCTACTGCCAGTACCACCATCGCTTTCAGACAACATACTCCAAAAGGATGATCCCGCATTTTCTAGGTTGGGAGTAGCATTAGTTTGACCGCTAAGGAACGCTAGTGTAGGGTTTGCATCTGCATTGCCATCTAGTGAATATCTAAACATTCCGTGTGGATTTGCAATAGGAACTGAGCCAGAGGGGGTAGCAGTATCGAGCGTTAGATGTTGTCCTGCATCTACGGTTCCTAAATCAGTACTCAAAGCTGATACAGAGGTAGTTAGAGCGTTTCCAGCTCCTGTTAGTGACGGACCAGCACAGCTAAAGACTACCGAACAATATTGTTGCAGGGTTGCCCCAGCTTTTACTATCCCAATAAGTTTTCTATTTAATTTCGACGAACTTACGGGTAAGTCAAAGTTATTGTTGGGGTTCGTAAAAGTTTGCTCCCGAACCGTTGCGGCGGAAGCACCAGCGATGTGAGGCTTTCGTGAATAAGAATCGCTACCAGTAGCTCCCTCAACCCGTAAAGTTCCCCTAGTAACAGTGAAAGTGTTGCTATTAATAGCAGTAATCTGCATATATTCATTATTTATCTTAATATAATCACTAACGGAAAATCCAGTAGCACTAGCCACAGTAACAGTATTAGCATCTTCCGTCACTACCGCAGCAACGGTGGTTGATGCACTCGCATTCGCCGCCGTCCAAATTGGGATGCCTGCTTCTATATGTAACCGTCCGTCCGCTCCAAGATTTTCATTATGTGCCATAATGAAATATTGAGTTCCATCTGTTGCCATTTGAGCATTTAACTGATTGGCATCATTAGAAGCACCAGCGACTATCGCTTGTGGACTACCATTGGCATATGTGACTTCTCCTGCGGTCCAACTTAGTTGAGTTCTACTATCTCGGACGAAATTACAATTCAAGGAAAAGTCGTCCCCCAAAAGAGATATTGGGACATCACCTATTGCAGAGGTATCATGAGTGTTACCGTCATTAGCCTTAGTATTTACAGTATTAATAGTAGACCGCCCAACTTCCGATCCCTCTGTTATACTAACAACTTGTATGGCCGAATCTATTCGACCGGGGGCTTGGCTGTGTGCTATAGAACGCACCGTCATATCTTCATTATTTACGTTTGCCGTAACAGTATTCGTAACCCCTATTTGCTGTCCAGCCCTAACGGGATAGTAAGTGTCACTAATCCTATATTCTGGAAATCCTATAACTGAAAAAGTTCCAGTCAGTTGACCTGTTACCGAAAAGCCTTTTCTCAATATTGTTGCGGCAGCTTCCATGGCCTTTGTTTTTCCGTCAGAAGTAGCAGTAGTCCTATATTGATGTCCAGCTACATTTCTTTCTATGTGCATTCCTGTGGTGTATGACGGTGTATGTGTAGAAGTAAGAACAGCAGAGGGATACCCACTACGTGTGACATCTCCCGCAAGACTCGTATAGTTTTCAAAGAAATTATTCGTGCCATCGGCTCCTGTTGTATCCCTAGAATTCTGCTGAGTTATAGTTTCCCCACCTTGAAAAATAGGTATATTTGCTGTTGCAAGTTCCTCATCTACATGAGAAACTAATATAGCCCCTTGTTCAACATGTTGAACGATTGCACTTGATCCACTAGTGCCTCCTGCAATAAGTTGACCAACATTAAAAGGAGCATTAGTATGTGTATTAGAACCATCCAACTGAAATTCGAATCTTTGGACTGCTATAGATTTACTTTTACCGCCCTCGCTTTGGAAGGTAACAAAACATTGTGTAACTACTTGCCCACCGGGTTCATTAAAAGAGGAACCCGCCATCATTTGCATTTTACTTGGGGATGACCCATTCATCACTGGTGTAGCTAAGTTATATTCTACGGTTAATCCACTTTGACCCATGGTACCGCTATCTGGGTCAACGGGGACAGTTCCTAATTTATGATAATTAAAATCTAATGTCTCATCTAAATAAAAAGCAAACCCTCTATTGGTATTAGTGGGTAATGTGGTCCACGGATCACTTTGTGCTTCATCTGTAATAGCCTTTAGCACACTCTGTGAACTGCCTGCTGCTATGAGTTGTTTGGGGTCAGTGTCAGCAGAGGTAAGTAATTTTGATCCAAGATGATTAGCCGTATCTATAAAAGCATCACCTAGATTAGTATGTGAATCTATAAGAGTTCTAATTAACTCATCACGACCATTTTCTTCATATGTTCCATCTCGCAGAGTTCTTGAAGCTAATTCTATTAGGTTATCAAAAGCCGTAAGTTCTATAACCCCACCATATCGGGGGTGTATAGGCTTGCTTATGTCTTTGATTCTGCCCCGAAACAAAATTAAATTGGTAGTATCTTCCACTATTTCAATTTCATCGAAAGGAGAATATCTTGTATCAAGGGCTCCCCCTTGATTGGAAATAACGGCTGTTAAAGTTTTAGGTAAATATAGGGTATCTGCTATGGTAAAAGAAATTAAACTCGTTTCTGTAGAGCCAAAACTCACGCCATATTTTAATTTAGATGGCATATATTATCCTCTTATTCCTTACATACTTAGCTATGATAATTAATCCCTCAGTCCCTCATATTGAATGTCTGTTGGGCTGTATGATTAAACTGATCCATATAGGCATGGGCATGATCTTGAGGAGATTGATCCCGCCCATGTACTGCTTCAGATGGTATATATACGGGGCTAGGATTTGTTCTAGAGTCCACCGGATCGAAGTCATCCGCCACCGACCTCTCCAATATTGCGTCCATAGTCTGTTTAGGAGTAGCCTGACCAGAGGTTCCCAAGAATAGAGCATCCATTAAGCGTTTTGGATTTAGACTACTTGCATCGAAAGAGAAAAAGCCTATAAGCTCCTCCCATTTGAACTCTCCAAGGTCGGTAAACCATGATTGGACAGTATCTTCAACTTTGTCGAAGAGGTTATCCTCACCCTCAGTTAGCGACTCATCTATCAAGACAATTTCCCCAGACTCTAAAGCAGCATCTACGTGGGCCGAAGTTACCTGACCACCCGGAAGGTCCCCACCGCCCTCATGATACCATTGCGGTTCGTCGATATTATCTGGCGTAGCCATTTCAGCGTTGTGTCTTACAGTGTCCATCTCCGTTTGCATTTGACCTCTATAATGCTCTGCGTATTCTTCCACCTCTTCCTGTGTGAAGACTGGTTCGTCGATAAGTGTAGTGTCCCCTGTACCGTCTAAGAAAGCCTGTTTCTCCACCTCTGTAACTATAGTCTCATCCCCTTCAAGCTGTAAGATTCTCTCTTGGACTAGTTTTTCTACATCCTCTGAAGAGACAGACTCAGGTTGTGTCTTTTTAAAAATATTTAGCAGGGTATCCCCAGCAGAAGACGCTAAACTAGCTATCCAATCCCATACCTTTCCCCAGATTGCTTTAAACGCTGGACCTATGCCCTGTAGAAAGTCCCCTATTTTTTGAACCGCTGAGGACATTTTAGGAATCGCCCAACCAAGCAGCCGTACAATACCAAAGTTATCTAGAAGTAGATCGACAATAGTTCCCACTATTCGGAGCATACCTTTGACCACACCACTTGCTAGTTTAGACTGTACTAACGCAAGGTAGAATAGTCCCGTACCTCCTACTTTAGCCATCTTTTTCCAACCCGTTGCAAGGCCCTTTAAATTTGCCTGTAATTTTTGCATAAAGGTCTTGGAGGGGCCAGAAGAAGAACTTGCGGCAGAACCTTCTATCTCCGCACTTTCCATGATTTGGGCCGTTATAGAAATAACTCCTGATGCTGCCATTTTAAGTCCTACTTTTAGCTAATAGCGTGAGGGTGTATGTCCAATATATTGAGTCTTTTGTGGACCTTAAAGCGCAATTAAAACTGCCTACCTGTCCTACGTAATTGGTAGCCGAAGTATCCCCAGCTCCAGCGGGGATACTTAATGTAATAGAATTGTCAAATTCATCAGTTACTACATCTTCTAATTGGTTTTTATCGCAGACATTTGGTGAAACACTTGTGTCTGGTACTGTAGGAAGAACTCCCCTAATGGTAACGCTAGGGTCGTAATAACCCATATCAATTTGCAGGGGGTCTGCACCCGGCATAGGGGCGTGTAGAGGCGACCGTCGAATATTAACGGTGAATTCTTCTACTTGTAAAGCGTAGGTCGATGGCCCACTTCCGAATGAAATTGTACAGCCTAGTGACATTATTTTATATCCTTATCTCTATCCCGGTCCGGGTATTTCTACTTTGTCCTGTTGCCATAAAGCAAAGGATTCCTCTATCCAGTTACGAAGGAGGCCTGAGGGAGTGAAGTCCCAAAAGCCTTTGGTGGTTTGCACCCCTCCCTTGAAAAATTCCAGTACCGGGTCGCCTTCGGAATTTGCCCCAGCAGTTGCCATTGGGTCCATCATCCGGTTTATGCCTCCCACCAACTGATCCCTACCAGATCGTAAAGCATTCACGAATGCCTCCGCTGTGCTGAAGCCGAGATATCTTTTGGATAACCAGTCTATTATATACCACGCTGATACAGCGGCACCTACGATCAATAGACCAATTAAAATATACGGGAGCGCAGCCATCGCTGCTGCCCCCATAGAAGCAAATATTCCTAAGCTACCTAGCCAAGTTAAGACTGTAGTAACTCCCAATACTTTGGCACCACCTAATATGGCTTTCCATGCGAATTTCCCCACTGGAGTTGCCGCAAGAAGCCCAAAAGCCTTCATGACACTTGTCTTTAGAAATATTGCGGTGCGACCAAATACTTTACCCAATAGGCCTGCTGCGTTTAGTATTACATTTTTCAGACCCGCAGCTACGGCTTTTATAGTTGTAGGGGGAGTATGGGTAAGAGTAAACTTTGCCCATCCTATCGCTGTCGTTATCGCTGATTTCGTTAGCCAAGCACCTTTACCTAGAAGCCACGCTAGACCCTTTGCGGTTCTGACAGGGCCAAATAGAACAGAGCTAAGTAAAGCTGAGACTAAAGCCATCCCTGTAACATTGAGGGCGGCTTCTTTAATAACCCCAAATAGGCCTCCTTTTTCCTCCCATGTGGTTTTGAACCACGATAATAATCCCGTCCAAATAGATTTTAGTGCTTCTATAGGGCTGTCAAGAAATAAGGCTAACCAACGCACAATATTACCAAATATAACCATTCCTCTAACAAGAAGAGGGGCGATAGGGGCAAGGAAAATATCTATTAAAGTTCCAAATATTCTTAGAATTGAGCCCAGACTGCTAGAAATGACTTTAGAATGGGCTAATATTCCTCCAATACCCATGATTGCCATTATACCCTTCATTGAGGTAAAAATACTTGCAATATTTTTTTGGTTCTTCTTCCTTCCCTCTTCAGCGGCTGAGGGTATGGCACTACCTGTACCAGCAACGGGCGAGTTAGCATTACCGACTACTTCGGCAATTATATTTATAGTTCCACTAACGTCGGTTGGCATTCGCCTGTGCGTCCTCCTCAGCCTTCCTATCTTTAGCACGAAGTATGGCTAAAATAACGGCTATTTCCCCTTCATGAAGTTCTTGAATTACTTCATATGGGATGTCGGCATGTAATAATCTCATCACCAAACCCCAATGGCTAACATGCCTTATCTCATCCATACTAAGAGCAGTTGTACTCCCTTTAAAGAAAGAGAGTACCTTTATACTAAATTTTCACTTGCTTCTACTACGTCAGAGTCCGTAGCTGAAGGCACGATTTGTTCTAAGGCTGCACCTAACGTAAGGTTGACTTTAGCTAAGAACATATCATCAGTTTTGCCCCATGGAGCGTCAGTAATGATGTACTTTAAAACCTCATTGATATATTTCTGACCATCAAACTTTACTTCTCCACCACTTGTATAGTTAGTACATTGAGATACAACTGAATTCTTTTTCGACCACGATAGCGGTCGAACAGTAAGTTGAATTTTCTCTTCGCCCTCTTCATAAGGCAAATCCAAAATAGTGTTCTCTGCCTCTCTAGTCAACATGTACTTTTCGTAACTCATAATTCTTCTCTCCCTTTAACTAAGCCTTTTTACTTACGGATATACTGGTTCCGAATCCACTATAGTTATTTTCATATTCCTGAATAGAATATCTACTTCAGCCGAAGCCGGGTTGTCTGTTGATACGCTTGTGTTAGCTGACCTTATAAACGCTCCTTGGTTATTTCCACCCGATCCTGAGACATCATCGGTTTCCTGAGTGTCACCGGGAATATTTATAGTCAGAGTGTCTGTAGAAGCGGTACGAGTAAAGGCTATATCTATATCAAATCCTGTGTTACTCCCCTCTGCCAATAGCTGCTTAAACATGGTCGCCGTAGTTGAAGTTGAAGCTAGAGAATCGGGAAGAACCACAGTAGCCGTCATACTGTATTCACGCCGACCTTCATATATATTGGATGGAGTACGTTCTGACCCATCATCCCTAATAAAGTATCGTGGCTCAAGGTTGTTGTTAATATTGATAGTAAAGTTGGTAATCCTAGCAAACTCTACCCCAAACATAGTTACAGACCCCTGAGAGAAGTAATATGGTTCAGTAGTAGGGTATTCAACCGTTGACGCTTTTATGGATGCGTCATACTTATTAACTTCTGTAGAGCCCGATATATACTGGTTATGGTTCATATCTAAAAACGGAGCAGATTCCCAACTCATCCTAAGGGTTCCACCCTCTTCAGCAGTTATGGTAGCTTGCCCAATCTTTCCACCAAAGTATCGACGTAACCAAGCATTAGCAGCAGTTTCCGAAGAATCTGTGTTCTTTACTAGCCAAGTTATAGGGGATAGGTCTACAGTTTCCGTGATTACATGAGTATACGGACTAGTGACCTCATTGCATGTACCCCCACCCGCTCCTGCCGCATGTGCTATAAGAAATGGATAATCTACCCAAATTCTGTCTTTATCAGTGTCTTCAGTGTCAGAGTCAATTTGTATAATTTTTCTAACTTCTTCAAGCCCACTATCACTAGCTCCTACCTGAATATAGTTACCATCATCATAACCGGAATCAGCACTAATTAGAAAATAGTAATCTCCCGGCTTAATAGCAGTAGTTTGTACTACACCACCCCCCGCCCCGGAATCTGTTCCTTTAGTAGCCACCTTACCAATAGGATATTTTAATGGGTAACCATTTAAAAGTTCAAAGTTAGAGAGGGTTCCAGAGAAGCTCTGTTGCCCTTTATAAGCAGCATAGAAGTTTCGTTTGGACGTTGTTCCTAGGAAGTACCTACCCTCAATTTCCATTGCGGGGTCTGGGACTTCAATAGACTCCCATACACCGGGGGTAAACCGGGTATGATCCATAGTTACATCACCTTCGGCATCTTCTGAAATTCCTAACCCTTGTATTTCACCAGAGTTTAGATCAAGTTCAAAAACTTTACAGTTGTCTAGATGAGGATATCCTAAAGGAGCATTTAGGGTAAGGGTAGTCGTAGTTCCTGATGTAGGGGTAAAAGATACAATTTTTCTAATTTCGCTATTTAGAGTTGCGTCATCAGACCCAGCGTTAGTAGCGGCATCGTTACCGATTACTACATAACTTCCAATGGCTAAAGTATTCACATTACCACTAGTATCTAGGGCTACCGTTCTAGAACCGGGTAATACGGCAGCAGTCAAAGCTCCCTCAAACCCACTAGAGGCTTCTTTAGTCGCTTCCAAGGGCGCAAAATAGCCACCTAAAGCTGCTTCCGAGCTAAAAGAAAAGTCTACCTGATCATTACGATATACTGCCAATTTATTAATCTCCTATAAGTTCGTGGGCGATAACCCTATTGTTATTATACTTATTAAGTCTCTAATAGGACTGCCCTGTTTTCTAGTTCAATACTGATTTGAGCCCCCCAAACCTGTTCATTTTCCTCAATCCCTATCTCATCCATTCCCGTATATAGTATTCTTTGGAAGTTTGTCATTTCGTGCCGACGATTATGTAAAATACGTCGCACCTCTTCAGATATGTCATATATACGATCCCTACCGTCAGATTTATTACTCGTCCAAATTTCTAGAACTAAGTTCCAAACTCGATGACCATATTTATGGTTTCCTACAGGTGTTTCTCTAAAAAAGGGAGAATCTGCTCGTACTGTTAATAAATCTCCACTATTTTCCAAATCGTGTCGAAGTTGGGTGTCATTATGATTGATCACCCTTAACGCAGGTTCTGTTACATTACTAGCATTCCATCGTGCATCTAGTAATGCTTTTACATCATCTTGTGGAACTATAGCTGCCATTTTATACTCCTAATAATCAATTCCGCCTAATAAGATTTCATCATAGCTAAATTTACGAGCTGAGTTCGGGTCTATAATAACTTCGTCCTCGCCGCCGAATTTAGACGAGAAAGCCTTAAAATGTAGTAATACATCTTCTGCTTTTAAGGCTTTCTTGAAGATTATCCCATGGCTACCTGCGGGAGCGAAGCCTTTGGACGTAGATAAATTTTCAGACCATCCAGCAGCCACGGCAGGAGGGCCTCCCGGAAATTGTCCAACCCAAGTCTTCTTCTTATTAGCTGGTATTTTTTTCAGAGCATCGTGTACTAGGGAACCTACTTTATTGTTTCCACTATTCGATAGACCTCTATGCACAGTGAACTGTGTATCCGGGTGTTGCAACTTCACATACTGTTGAGATGCAACTAGATATGGGACTAGAGACAAAGCGTCAGCCGTCCCCGAATTCCAAGATTCCTCGAAAATATGAGCTTGTCCCATAGTCCACCCCCAGTGGTTTGCTTGACTTTCTCTGACGGCAGCAGCTTCCCCCTTTAATTCAAATAAAGCCGCCGCAACTCGTATGTTACCAGTATAATAACCTCCTGATTGCCAACTGTTGAAATTACCCGAGAACGTATCCGCAATATTATTCTCAGCTAAGAAGTTTGCAATCTTCTGTCTCCTGCCCGAAGCAGACGATGCATTAAAATTAACGGTTAAAGCTTTATTAATTAGAGTTTTATACTGAGCAGGAATAGTGGTAGAGTTGGCTACCGTTGTGAAAAAATCCTGTCCCGGTTCTAGGGTAGACCCTATATATTTCTTTGGCGCAGTGAAAGGCAAACCTAACTTTTCATGTGCCTCATTTCCTTTTGTACCACTGTGTTCTAGCCCTGTAGCATGCCACCCTTTACCTCCCTCATGTTTATGCTGACCCGGATGTGATAAGCCTTCTGAAGCCGCAGTATGAGACTCATTTAATAGTTGTCCTACTATTGCATCTCGTCTAGCTTTTAGGACTTCCTTCATATTTTCTTTGTTGGGAATTTGAGAATTATCTACAATAGCATCAATATGAGCATCCGTAACTTTAGCTAATTTTTGAGCCCCTGTTACTAAGTTTTCAGTAGTTATATCCTGAAAGACTTGATAAGCTACTTTAGCTTTATTAGGGTCACGCAGAGTTTCTAATTCGTTTACTGTGGCAGTAAATGGTTTAGCTCCTCCCGCCCCGCCGAATTTTAAAGCTCCTCCACTATCAATTTTTATAATTTTATTTCCAGATTTTTGGGTATTATCGTTATTAGGGCCAATTACATCCCAGTTAGCTAACCAAGCATCTGCCACGAAAGAATCCATAATTCCAGCTTCTTGCGACATTTGGTCTATTGGAATGGTTTCAAGATTAGAATTCCAATCAGATTTTAAAGCAGTTTTACCCTTAAAGGATATGAGGGAAGTCCCTAATGTACCTATCCCAAGTAATTCATAAAGATTATTAGCTAGAGCTTCAGATTTAACTTGTTCGTCACTACCCGAACTACTGAATTTTATGTAAAATTCCTTGCCAGTTTGTTTATGTTTGAAGGTTCCCCCTTCGTTATAGCCTAATTTACCCCCTATTTGTTCTAATACGTCATCAAAATTTCCGGGTTCCGATCCGAGAGGGGGTAGCTCTAGAGGATCAACATCTGGCTCCATACCTTCTTTATGTACAGCATCCGTAACAAAATAGCCATAATTATTCTCAGATTCAGGGTCTTCTAACAGGGATGAATGAATCTTATTTTGACTGACAAAACCTCCATCTTTATCATCATAGTCGATGGTGTAATTGAACCCCCCCTTTTTTGGTGTTTTATGGGCATAGGATATAGTTCCTGTGAATTTCTCTCCGTAGTCATTTGTATACGCAATTTTCGTTCCCTCAGCAAGCCCATTCTTATTAAAGGCGGGAGCTTTTGCTGTGGCCTGTTGACTAGCTATACCTGACGGCAACCCAACAATTTTAGCCCCCGCACTGATTGCCGCTAACATCGTACTATCTATTGGAACATCTTCATAAATTGTTCCATCGGACATAGTAAAGGTTACCTTAATTCCGTCGCCCGGAGAGGTCCCCGGTATCGATCCTAGACCCAAATTCTGTGTTATAGTAGCCGTAGTTCCCATTGGGAATTCGGGCGAACCATACGTAAAGACTAATCCTACTGGTAAATCATCTAGGATTGCAGGAATTACTGCACCGCCTAGTTGGAATCCTTTATCCATAGCCTCGGCTACGCCTGCGGAAAGCTGTGAGACTGTCCAGTCCTGTGCTAGGATAACGTCAGTCAGGATCGCTCCCTCAACCCACGAATCTCCAGCTTCGCCCACATTTAAGTGTACATTTGTTTCTACTTTATTCCCATCAGCGTTTAGACCTTGCTGTACCTCCAATAGGGTATACACCTCGCCTTCCGCTGTTGTAAACTCAGTTCCCGGTGGGAATGAGACTAAGGTATCTATATCACCGACAGATTCTCCCATTTTTGGAAGCGTGTTTAGATACTCCTCAGTATAAGGATCATCCATACTTCCCGTAGGGATAGGAGGACTTTGTGGATTGGGAATATCGTTAAGGCCGGGATGTTGAACAGTTGTTCCGCTGGAGTTATTTCCTCCCGCTAGTAACTCCGTGATCCAAGTATTGACCTCGTCTAAGTTTATTCCAGAATAATTGTCTTTGGTTCCGGGGGCCATATATTGGGAGTCAAAATAAGAGTAATCTACTTTACCAGAGGTTGGAGAGAAACCCGTTATTTCAATTGTGTAGCTATCGGTCCATACAGTCCCATAGCCCTTTTTTCCTGTTATTGTAGTTCCTACTTGCAATTCATGCGGGTTAATCTCATTAACTACGTCCCCTGTAGGTTCTAAGTCAGCGTCTACTACTGATATATTTGAATCGTTTTGCAACGATGGTGGGTAAAAACTATATGGCTTCCCATTCTCGTCTACTGCTGTAATACTATAGTCGCTAACCTTTGTGATTTCTAAAGTGGAGCCGTAGTAATTAATGGTACTACCGACTTGTAAGTTAGGTAGGATATCCTTGAACGTAGGTGCGGAGTCTTCAGGATTTATGAAGTCATCAGAGACAAAATCCTCAACAGGGTCTACGTCGGGAACATCCACAAGGCCGGGATGTTGAATGTCCACTGGTGATAGTGCATTCTCTAAATTGTTTGTGACCCAAGCATTGAAGTGACTTAAGTCGTCCGTGTAAACTTTACTTGGATCATAAACATAGCCTGTATTCATGTAACTTACTGTAGAAGGGGTTATATCCGTTATTTGCATCTCCCAGTTATCATAGCCCTCGCCACCGCTTATTGTAGTTCCTACTTGCAAGCCATGTGGGTTAATCTCATTAACTACGCCCCCTATAGGAACCTCTGGTTCAGCGTCTACAGGGTCTTCAAATGCCTGAACTGCATCATCTATAGCGTCCTGATCAAAGGTGCCGGGGGTCGTGTCCCCCTCAAGGCCTTGCTGATCGTTAAATAGCTTCCAAGTTTGCTCTATATCCGCTTGATGTGTATTATGCCATTCCTGAGCAGCACCAGCAGAAGCACCATGTTTTTGGACCACCGGATGACAGTAATCTGCCCCTGTGTGTCTGTGGGCGGGTACAACTTTACCAGAACCTTTAGGATATTCTACAGGATTACAATTACCTCCTGTAGCTCCGGTTTTTTCTCCATGAGGTTTAGCAAGGTGGTGATGATCTTCTATATTAGGAGGGATAGTCCCAGTTGGGATAGCTCCCCCGAATTCCATCCCATGATGAGGATTAATACCCATCTTATTATGCTTATGGTGTACAGAAGTTATGGGATGACAATAGTCATATCCCCAATGGCGATGTTGCCCCGGCCCACAAGGTTTCTTAGCCTTTTGTATTAAAAAGGTTTTAAAGCTAGCTAATTTCGTCGTCATTAGCATCCTGCGGAGGATTATTTCGAAGCTGGTGAATCCAAGTACTATGGATTGGATCGCTGTCCCAATCAAAGAGGAATTCTGTCGTATTTTGATCTGGGGATATCCAATACCCATCCTCTTCGGGATTTTCATTCCAAGAACCCCGTTCATCAGCCTCTCTTTGAAGACGTTCTCGCTCTTCCTCCACCTCGTCCTTCGAAAGCCAATTTTCTTGGGTTTTTAGAAATTCTTGTAGCTCTTCTGTTTTCTTCAGACTCATTAAAAAGTCTCCCATGATCTAAGAGATTGTAATGTATCGGTTGTCTCTTCTTGCCACGTCATAATTTTAGTTTGTATATCCACACTATTTACACCAGTAGTGAGTATTTTGGTGTAATCGTGGTGGGTAAGTAAGTCAATAGTGGCTAATTTAATAGCTACATCTTTAATGGTGTCGCCTTCGGCTTCATCTGTAAGACGGTTACGACCAAATAGGTATTTAATTCGGACGGCGTTAGAGAATTCTCCTATTCCTGCTCCGTAATACCCACGGTTTAATCCTGTGAACCTAGCTGGGAGGAGGAATAGCCTAGAAAAATTAATTTTATTGGTGTTAGGGACAAAGAACCACTCTTCATTTCTACCTTGAGTTCTATTTTCCCATGATGTACCATTCCAAATTTCTACTTTTAATACATCAATAACTGGTTTTTTCTTTAGGGATACACCAGCTAAGTTAAAAGAATGGTATTCATAAGCTATATTAGGTCGCCAGCTCTTCCTAGTCATTCTATCTATATACGCTTGCCTTCTGTGAAGAATGTTCTCCACAGCAGCTAACGTAGGAACAGTGGCAGTAGTAAAGGCCCCGGTAGTCCACCTTAAGTTTAAGAAGTCGTATACTTCGGAAGGACTACAGTAAGCATTATAAGATCGCTTACGAACCATTTTTACTGTGGGACTAGTAGCTACAGAAGCAGGAGAAACCCTAATATAGTACCTAGAAGTACTATCTGGTTCGGTTCCTGAAGCAGCATAGACAGAAGTACCCCAACCGGGCATATCAAGGAATAACTCCGCCCCATCTTCGGTAAAATCGAACTCGTTCTCTTCATCATTACCCTCTAAATCAGCTAAAGAGGGAATAAAGGTAGTCCAAACACCACCTGCGCCAGCATTCCAGTATTCCCAAGTCAAATCCCCTAGGCTACCCGCTGTATCTATATCAAAGTAAGCTAAATCAAAACGATCTTCGTCACCTATAATCAGGTAGTCGGCAGCAGCATCAAATAATTCAAATGATGTGCCACCTCTACGCCTAGCTTCGTTGGTGTGATTACTATATGACGTTCCTGAGGTATCGTAATCCCAAACGGCAGTAAAATACGGAGTTCCTGCGGACATCTATCCTCTCTTAGGAGTCGTCCTGAACAGACTCCTCGACTGGTGCGGGTGGTGCGGGTGATTCAGAAGCATTAGATGCGTTCAATTCGTCTATAAATGTTCGACGTTCGTCTTCAGGCATTTTGTTTAGTAAGAACCGAAGTACGCCCTGCTGGGCATTTAATTCAGCTACAGCCTGTGATCGTTGCTCGTCTAACCTAGCCTTCTCAGAATCTATGTTATTCATTATTTGAACTATTTCGTTAGCCTTACCCTGTGCTTCTCTGATATCATCTTTAATATCGGTGTAGTTATTCATAATCTAACCTCTCCTATTTACTACTTATGCCTACCTAAGGCAGTTATACTCTATTATACAAATTTTTTTTAAAAAAAATAAGTTTTTAAATGTCTACCATCTCGATTGCTACGTCTACCATGTGTTCTCCCTAACTTGCTATTGCGGATGTCCCCACGGGGTTCGCTGCGTTAATCACATGCTCCCGGTACTTCTGGACAAGACCCTGAAAGTGTCGCAGTCCCCACGCCTTCACCTCTGCGTCGGTCGGGGTGCTATCCGATCCCTGATGGAACGCAAGTGCAGCCTTAATCTCGTTCATTTGTTCCGTTGTTACGGTGTAAGTTATTTCTGCCATGTTTATTCTCCTAAAATCGGTAGTGTTTTATTCCGTTGGCATTGCGATTGACGCTTGATAAGCATTCCACGCTGTTATCGCAGCCGAAGTGTGGACTAGTTCGCCTATTGATCGGACAAGAGCATCTTCCCCGGACAGATCATCGCCGGGGTGAACAACGTGACGGTGGTACGTTTCGGAAAGCAACACACCGTCCTCTTTGATGCGTGTCGCAGTACGAACTTGGAGTTGTTTGTAGTCTCCAAGTACCTCACATTTGTCCACCACTATCTCTTTTGTAATAGCCATCTAAATCCTCCTAGTCAGTCACGTATGTGACACCTATCATGATCCCGACATGCGTCCCGTTAATTGATGTCCCGGTCATCGACTGCCAGACCGCATCGTCTACGTTTTCATATACACCAATATTTCCCGTAGCCGGTGCTACTTGGGCGAGAACATCCCCGGGACTGCCATAAGCAGTATCGAAGTTGTAAAGCTGACCGACATAGCCTGATGCGTAAGGACCGCCGGTCTTGTTCACAAACGGAAGCCCCGTTATGTAGGTTCCACTAGTCCCGGTAGATTGGCTTTGGACATTTATGTAACAGTACGCAGTCACCAAGTTGCCGACTTTGGTGTAATTGCCTATGGCAGAGGCATACGTGATTGATATGCCGCTAAATGCAGGTGTCCACGTTCCTTCCTCATAATCGTCGAGCGTGTTGGCATCTGCGGATGCGTTCTGGGATGCAGGGAACTTGATCTGTCCTCCGAGCAGGGTGACGCTCTTGTCGTAGTCGAACCGCACCGACTCTTCCATCGCATCAGCCGCACCCGTTCCCGGATGAACGAAGAAGCTAAACCCCACTTGGTCTGCATCGGCTGTTCCCTGCCTCACGGCGATAGCAAGGTGACGACGACCACCATTCTCTCCCGGCTTAGAGAATCCTAGCGACGAGCCGAAATTGCCATCTCCTGCGGTTCCGCTGTCGTCAGTGATTAACGGCCCTGAATACGTTGCGGTAGCCGTTGACCACGGCACATTCCCCTGTATCTGGATACCCGTCGGACCATTTAGGGTGAGCTTCGTCGCTGACGATACAGATGACGTCGTCAGACCACCGCCAAACGTCGCTCCACCGCCCTGCCACGTGTCGCCCTCTGCGTCCAGAATCCAGCGAGTCGTAGCGTTATTGCGAATCACCATCAGGTTACCGTTCGCACCGACATTTGCGAACGTGTTGCCGCTAATCAGGTGCGGTCGCCAGTCGATGATTCCACTACCCGTTGTCGATTTCGTGGTATCTGCCGCAGCGCCAAGTCCGGCGTTCCAGCGCATCGAGATTTGCTCGGAGTCGGCACCGTCTGTCACAGAGTGAATGATGACCCCACCGGATGCTGCCGCACGTTTCTGGATGGCAAAGAACGTGTCCGCCTCTGTTCCCCCTGTCCCTGTAAAGAGATGCCCTACATCAGAGGACTTGAGCGCAAGTATCTCGTTGTCGTTCGCAGCCTGATTGATGGTCAGACCCTGCGTCATATTGGCGTTTTCCCAGTCACCTATGTACACGGACCCACCGGGGACGTTGATATTCCCCGCAGAAGTCCATTGCATCGCCAGAGTCCCAGTGTCGAAGTCTCCCGCTGTCCCATTAACTCGGAGATGAAGTGCAGCACCGTCCGACTCTGCCAATCCCATCATATAAGCGGCATTGTATGAGCCGCCAGTCTTGTTCCGCTGCCATGTCGTTATCGGGCCGTGAGCATCCCCGACATTAACGAGCCTAAGATAATCATCGTCAGAACTAGAAGGGGCGGCTGTGATCGTGAGGCCACTAGCGACACCTGCACCTGAGTTACGACCGCCGAAGTTGTATAGCCCGTATACTCCGGTTCCATCTTCATCCTGAACACGGAAGACAACATCTTCCTTCGGACTCACCGTCAGCGCACCCGTCGTCGTGCTGATCGTCTGCGCTCCTGTAAAGGTCAGACCACCGCCAATCGTAGCCGTACCGGCCTGCCATGTAGAACCACCGACACCGGCGATCCATGCACTTGTGCCACCGGCCCGAATAACGAACAGGTTTGAGTTTGCTGGAGGCGTAGTGACAGAGGTTCCGCCATCTGAGATGTACGCCTCAAATTGGAGGATGCCGATTCCCGCCGTGGACTTCGTTGTGTCCGGGGTCAGGTCCGAGGAATAGCCCTGAACAAAGAGGGACCGTGCGTCTGATGTGCTGTCGCTGGCTCCGACTATTTGAAGTCCGCCGCTTGCCGCAACTATCTTCTGGAATTTACCGTAGGTATCTGCTTCTAAAATACCCGTAACAGGGTGTGAAACATCGGACGACTTGAGCGCAAGTATCTCGTTGTCAGCAGCACCCTGATTGATCGTCAGACCCTGCGTCATGCTGCCGTTGGCGGTGTCGCCTATGTAGACCGAGCCAGCAGAGTCAATCCGCATCCGTTCGGTGGCTGAAGCAGCCTCGTCCGCTGTCGTTGCAAAGACCAACCTGCCGGGAGTGTCATTCCCTCCCGGTGTTCCGTCAATGTAGGCTCCTATCCGTGCCGCCTCCGAAGTCATGTCAGTACCATCTGCTGGATTGAAAACGATCACGCCAATCTCGTCGTCGTCTTGTACGACGGTCATGGTTCCGAGAGTATCGCTCCTAGATTTCCCGAAGTGTAATCTTGCTCCAAATCCGTCGGCCTTAAACATCTGCATCGAGATACGAGAGTCGCCATAGTTGCCGTCCGCCGCACTCCCAATGACTTGTAATTCCGGGGTGTGGCTCCCGATTGCCAACGCAGCCGAGTGGCCTACGACAAGACCTCCAGCATCTGGAATATTAACTAGACCAGCAGAGTCGATACGCATCCGTAGGACTGCGCTGTCCCCTAGTGTCGTATTAGATGTACCCGTGTAGAAGTCGTGGTACTTGATACCGTTGTAGGAACTAGCAGCAACCCGTGACTTCCCGTAGGTGATGAAGCTGTCACCACTCTCTTGCGTCCCCTCGATCAGAAGGACATCTTCCTCGGCGTTCAGGTAATGCTCCATCGTGACGGTAGCGGACTTGTTGGACGAGTCGGTGTTGAGGTCAGAGATGTGCAGCGATACCGCTCCCGCAGACGCAGGGATGATCGTAGCCGTACCGACACCGTTGATCGTGGTAGCCGTCAACGCTCCCGTATCGAGCGTAGATGAGCCGTTGTCGATGTTGCCGAAGTTGCTCGTGATGGAGCCACCGTCAAGTGCGCCAACTGACGTAATGCCGGTCTGTGCAGCATTTATGTAGCTAGAGGTAATCGCTGTTCCGTTCCACGTACCAGAGGTTATTGTACCTACACCTGTAATGTTAGATTGATTAGCTACTGATACTAAACCAGCGTTCGTCAAAGCTGCCGTAGTACCCATAGTCAATGTGCCAGCTATCGTAGTGGTGGAAGCGGCTCCCGCACCGATTGTTACATCTATCTCTCCGTCATCTGTCGCTTGCCCTAATAGTTGTAGCCCTGCTGTAACGGTAGCGTCATTTTCTGCTACATAGAATTTCATTGCAGCCGCTTCAGAACCATGGTCAGCTTCTACGATGGTAGTTTGTATCCTAGCAAGTTCTTCGGCAGCATTGTTAGATGCATCAGTTCCGTAGAACGTAATAGTTCCAAGGACATCGTTATCAGCACCCTGTCCAGAGGCGGGGTCTTTCACGAATTTTATGAATCCAGCAGTAGCATCTGCATGGGTGTTTGTAATAGATACAATTGGTAGGTTGGCACTAGCTGAGGTAGCAGCTAAACTTGTTGCTGCTCCAGCCGATACTGCTGCCCAAGTGGGGACTCCCGAAGCTAGGGTTAATACTTGGTCATCATCACCCTTGCCTAACCTTGTTACAGTTCCAGATGAGCCACCATATATAACATCCCCTTCCGCACTCATCGGAGAAAGGGCATCAAACCCGGCGGTAGCCGTGCTTGCGCCAGTACCACCGTGGGCTACGGCAACATCAGTAGCTTCCCATGTACCCGTGGTAATTGTCCCAACCCCCGTTATTTGAGTTTGGGAAGCATCTACACTGAGGGAATGAGCTATGTTTTCTCCACTAGTCGCTCCTGTGGAAGTAAGCCCGGTTCCTGCTGTAATATTTTGAACATAATCTCCAGTAGTATGAGTAGCTAATGTAATGAGATTAGTTAAACTTGTGGCTCCTGTTCCACCTTGGGCTACCGCAACCGTTGTCCCTTCCCATGTACCCGAAGTTATGGTGCCTACCCCGGTAATGTTAGATTGGTTCGCTACAGTTACTAATCCTGAAGAGTTTATGGCTTCAGTAGTACCTGAATATATAGACCCATCAAACCTAGCGTTTCCTGTATCTACCCACATAGCCCAATTACGGGTAATAGTCTGATTCGTACCCGCTGTAGCTGCGTTATTGATATACAATGTTGCCGCATCGCTAGTGGTAACAGAGGCGTTAGTTGCCGCAAGAGTTGGAGCCTCTAAAGCAACATGCGTGTATTTAGTCGCTGTCCCCGATCCAGCAGTATTACTATCAGTAATAGTTGAAGTATCTATGTGGATCATAGCTCCATCACCCGGCGTGACAGACTTATCTCCATCTAAAGTAATATCTGTCGCATATACTCCACCTATATCCAAATCACCCAGAGTACCCGATATTACTTCCGAAGCTATAGAAGCCTCTTTTACAAAGGATAATCTCCCCACACTATCGTCGTATCCTAAGAAAGCGGTTTTAGCGGCATCAGTGTAATACTGTAAGGCTAAACCAACATCTTTGTTAGTGTCTGCTCCTAAAGCTCCCCCACCTGATGCGGTCTGTAGATGCATAATCGGGTCAACTACAGTGGTTACAGTCGAGTCGATTGTGGTGGTAGTCCCTGTAACAGTCAAATTACCAGCAGAAACAGTTCCGGTAGTAGTAATATCACTAGCACCCGTGTTTATAGTGCCAAAGTTAGAAGTTATTGAACCCGCATCTAAAATTCCAACACTGGTTATCTGAGTCTGAGATGCATCTACACTAAGCGAGTGAGCAATATTTTCTCCACTTGTTGCACCCGTAGAGGTTAATCCGGTCCCCGCAGTAATATTTTGAACATAGTCACCCGTGGTGTGTGTTGCTAGTGTAATCAGATTAGTTAAACTTGTTGCCCCCGTACCGCCTTGATCAACTGCTACTGTAGTACCTTCCCAAGTACCTGTAGTAATAGTCCCAACACCCGTTATCTGTGTCTGAGATGCATCAACGCTTAAGCTGTGATCAACATCCTCTCCACTTGTTGCTCCAGTTGAAGTTAATCCGGTTCCCGCAGTAATCGTTTTAACAAAATCCCCGGTGGTGTGTGTTGCTAGTGTAATCAGATTGTTAAGGGATGATGCTCCCGTGCCACCGTCTGCGACAGCAACGTCTGTACCGCCAGCACGATAAATAGCATTCCCTTCAATGGTTAAATCTCCAGAACCAGATCGTGCTAATGTAGTGTCTGAAGCATGCCCAAGTTCTATGGCTCCCGCTGTGGTAATAGTTGTATCATCATTAATAGTTAAAGCTGTCGCTAGAGAGTTTAATGAACTTCCAGAAGCAGCTTCGTTTGCTACTTGGAAAACAATGGCACCACCAGCACCCGACCCTTTACCTTGACCACCTTGGAAGGTAAGTGCGCCACCTGCTTGGTTGTTACTAGTACCCGCCGTAGTAGCACCTGCGGAAACGGTTAGTGCCGTACCTGCTGCATCATGAGCAGAAGCAGTAGGGATGAGTTTATTGCTTGAGAATAGTAAATCAGTTTCAGCTTGAATTGCAGATGTACCATTGCCTGTCAGTACCGCATTAGAAGTAAGTGAAGAAGCTCCTGTACCGCCATGTGCAACAGCAACGTCTGTAGCTTCCCATACACCTGTAGCGATGGTGCCTACTGCTGTTATCTGCGTCTGAGAAGCATCGACTCCAATTACCGAACTAGAGGCAGTTAGACCTGTACCTGCAAATAATGTTGCTACATCAGCTAAGTCACCTTTAACGGACGCATTACTATCAGTAGTGTCTGTAAATACAATGTAGTCACCGTCGGCAATTGCTGTATCTGCAAGTTCCGAAAGATCGAGCGCAAGCGTTACTCCACCGCTACTTCCACCACCGGATAGACCCGTCCCAGCGGTTACGCTCTCAATGTCTCCAGCAGCAGCAGCAGCCCAAGCTATATCTGTACCGTCAGACGTAAGAACATAATTATTGGAGCCTACTGTTAATTCAGCAGTAGCAGCACTAGCATTACCGATAATTATGCTTCCTCTTGCTATGTCCTCTATCTTTGCAAGAGTTACTTGGTTATCTGCTATGTGGGCGGTGTCGATAGACCCATCGGTATAGTGGTCACTGTCGATGGCATCGTTGGCTATGTAGGCAGAAGCAATCGCTGTTCCCTGCCACGTACCACTTGCAATCGTACCTACTGCGTCAATACTGCTTTCAATAGCAGCAGCAACTTCAGATGCGCTTAGACCTTCAACGGATGTGCCATCAACCCGTAAAAAGTCATTATCCGCAACACCACTTGTAAAGACGGGAACATTCGTATTTGATATTCCTGTTGCAGCAACAGCAGCAGTTCCAAGTCCAAGAGATGTGCGAGCAGTTGCTCCAGATTCGACTACCCATGCGGAACCATTACCTACTATAAAGTTGCTATCAGCGTCAGATAAAGCGGTTATATCGGTAACGGCTTGGCTAGCTGTTAACGCCCAAACAGCCGCCCCCGCAGCAGGATCAGCACAGAAATAAATAGCGTCAGAGGATACGTTGACCCATATAGAGCCTACGTTATATCCACTATCTATATCATCTCCAACGCCCGGATTAGAAGTAGCGGTTATATTTCTAGGTAAACCTTGCGTAAACAAGGCTTGTCTAGATAAACCACCCGAATGTTCCCTAGCAACATTTTTAGCCATTCACGTTATCTACCCCATGCAATGCCACGAATGCGGCCATTAGAATCATTTGCCGCCACGATTACATTAAGACTAACCCCAATATAAATATTGGTATCTGAATACCCTTCTCCCGCTGGAACTAACAAGCTCCCAGCAGTCGTACTCTGTACCGCATCATCATCGAACTCTATATAGAGGTCATTAGTTTCACAGATGAGAGAAATTTTTTGAAAATATTCGGCGTTACCCGCAACGGTAAACACAGTTTCAGAGGTATTCCCTGTAGTTGTATGAGTAAAGGCCTTATGCTTTGAATAGGGTTGCCAAGTTCTGGCCTCTTCGTGCCATTGCGGAGTTGTCATATAGTTAGTACCTCATCAGGGGGTTGGTTCCATCGCCCACCATTATTCGCTGAGGACCAGCCTTAGGTAAAGGTTGGTATCCTGCTACTCTCATTGCACTATCGTCTGTAGTTGGTTTAGCGTGAGTAAACGCTTTAGAGTAATCAAAAGGTCGATTTCTATTATCTTCTACACGAGCTTCAAGAATCTTAATTTGTTCTTTAAGCTCTAAATTTTCTTTACTCACTCCATGTACGTCAATTTTTCTAGTAGTCGGTGTGGTAGGAAACTCCCCCCACTTAAATTTATTGCCGCCCGTGGGTATTACGTCCTTACGCTTCATACTCTATCTCTCTAACTTCGCCCCCAGAGAAAGGAGCCCCTAAAAAGAGTTTCTTGATATTCTCAACAAATTTCCACGACTCTTCATTAGGGTCAACAGAAAACAGTACTTCTGAACCTAACCCATTTTCAAATGCGTTTGCCCCGCAAACCATCAGGTTTTCAAGATCAGCCATCATGCTAGGCTTTGACCACCCCAACTCTAGACCTTTCCTGTCTTTATACGCATTAAAGAAGCCTGCAACCTTTCCACCAGCTAGAATTTCAGCTTGGAGGTAATAAGGTTTTCGTTCCACTACTGCAACAGGAGTTTCGATTACCTCTTCTTTTTTAATAGCCTCTCCCTTTTTAGCTTCAGGCTTCTTCCTTGCAGGAGCTTTAGCCTTAGCTTTAGGTTTCGGGGCTTCTACTACAGGAGCCTCTTCAAGTTCTTGATTTAGTTGATCCTGCTTCTTCCTCATTAGGTCAATCGCTTGGGCTTCAAATTTTGGGTCTGGGGCTGGATAATCCATAACCATTACTCATCTCCTTTGTCTTTCATTGCTTCGCCTAATAAATCTCTCCACGAGAAATTTTTCTCTACTTTGCCACGTTCTGCTGTTGCTCGTCTATCAAGTTCTTCCTCAACCTCGAATAGCTTGGCTTTGTACATATTAGATATGTCTTTATAGCCTTGCTTATCCCAGTATTTAACTTGATCGTTAATGCCAGAAATAATTTCATCTAGCTGATCTTGATCCATATCAGTGAGAGCCATGAAATTATCCTCGCCACCAAAGCCACCCCCGTTAGTACGGCTAGGGGCTCCAACTAATCCCGCTATATTAGAACCTGTAACAGGCTCATCATTTTGGATCGGGGCTGGGGTTTGCCCATAGGGATTGTATCCCGCTACTTGAGGATTGGGGGTTCCCAGTGGGGCCTGAGCAGTAGGGGAAGGGCCTTGCCTTGAGTAATCCACCATGTTTGGCTTGTGCCACTGGTGTGTAATAGGATTCCACTGCGCCCCCGGAAATGGGGGTGGGCCTTTAGGTGCGGACGGGGATGAAGAAGCACTTCTCCTAGTCGCCGGGTAATTATGCACCCCTAACCCTGCCCCTTTTTGGTGGGATCGCTTGTAGGGATTAGTTCCTACAGGACGACCGGGTGCGCCAATAGGAGCTTTACGTAAGTTTACGAGTTCCTCTGTCCATTTAGGGAACATTTTAGCCAAAGAAAGAGCTTTTCGAGTGTTATTTAGCTGCTTTATTTGTGAATTGGCTACAGCATACGCAGATTCTTCTTTAGTGCGTCCTTGCTCAGGCGTAAAGTCAGGGTCATTCATAAGTGAATTTACAATATTGTCAACTTGTTCAGGCATTAATGCCTCCGTTTAGATTGGTTAAGTCTGTAGTCTTAGCTACCAAGTCTTTTCTAAAAAATAAAAAAAAGACAGCCGAAGCTGTCTTTACTAATCTGTTCTATTGTTATTATACTCGGAAGATATTGTTTTAGATGTTAGTTACCTCAGATTGAGAACCTGTTTGAATCAAGTCACCAAGGATATTTTCCCGAATTTCTGTGGATTTACGTACTTCTTCAACATCAAACTCATAATAATGCTCACCACCTTCTCCAGTGTGGTGATATGTTCCTGTTGCTCCCCCGCCTTTGAAAATTTGGGAAGACACTTTAGAAGAACCTTCTATATGCAGTACAACTTTACCGTTTTTAGAGGCATCACATAAGTTTATTAAAGTGTTATTGTCTACCAAAACATTTCTCCTTAGTCTATCCTTATAGGGAGGAGTCTCCGTATTTATTATACGGATACGACTCCTTATTTCCTAGTTTCCTTCTGCCCTCTTTTTTTAGCACAGGCCATACACACCGTATTTCCAGTTTTAGCGTGTAGTTTACGTCCGCATCGACATTTTATCCACGACTTTCGGGCCATTCACTAACTCCCCAATATTATTATTATTGTTTTTAATGCTGTAACACAAGCGACGATACCTAGCAGAGCAGAGATGGCGAAGGCTAGTACCTCCTCCCTTTCATCGTCGTCCATGGCATTAAGTCCCTATAAATTGTTTTACTCGTTTATTCCACTATCCTAGTAAGTTTTTGGGGGCTTCCACCACCCGGTGACTTATTTCCTCCATCTCCACTTTTCTGCATTCCACTAGACCGCATATCGGCCTCATCATAACTCTCCGAACTAATTCCTGAGTTCGCCATCCAGTTAGACAGAGCAGGGGACGGGCCTTCATTGCCTCCTCCACCTAGTCCTGCGGGCATTGTACCCATAACCTGTGCTACCAAGGGGTCAGGTTCTCCCTGTGGAGGCTCCTCAGAGGGCGTAAGAGGTGCTACAACCTCGATGGCACCCACCGAGCCTAATACAGGAGGCGGAGACACAGCTTGACCGCTTGTGACGCTTCCTAGCAGAGCTATTACTTTTGTCACTTCCTCAGGAGGTTGGGACAAAATATCGAGTACTGTCTCGTAACTCTTAAGGTGTGTGAGGAGGTTGGTAGATATAACAGGAGAAATGTCCTGCCCCTTGGCTACTACCTCCTGTACATCCTTCAACCAGTCTGTTGCTTCACTCATATTAGCTATCTCCTTCAAAATTAAACACTAATAGGTCGTTATTAGCCTTGTCGTGCTTCATAGCTATGTCTAATCTATTGTGTGTAGTCCTGTAGACGTTAAGCCTATTCAGCAGTTTACACACACCTTTAGCTGCTTTTTCGTGTATGTGGGGGATTCTTATGCCCTTACCGGGCTGTAGGTGTAGAAAAACGGCCTGACACTCGGGGGAAATCTCTGCCCCCGTACCGCTCGCCTTCCCACGCTTACTTCTAGTCCCGAATTCCAGTTTAGTTATGCCCTTATACATGGTACCCTGCACAATCTTCGTGACATAACTCTTCCTCACCCTGATACTTGCCAATTTGAGCAAGAACGTGCTGAATTGCAGCATTCCATCGCTTGTGTTGGGCCTCTGTGTCGGGTCTGCGGGCGAAAAACCACTCCTCTACCTTATAAGGGGACGTATTTTTCAACGTATCCGATAGAAAGTGCCATACTACCGCTTCATACTCTCGTTGAGTTGCCATTTTATCTCCTTCTGAGCTATTACTGTACTAAGCCGCTGCTTTTTCCGGGGGTTTCCGATAGGATTTACGGTAATTAGGACATCACCAAGTAAATCAGTGTAACCCACACGCCGCTGGCAATCATGCCATTAGTCACCATCATGTACTTTTCAAATGTACTCTTTCGCATAATACTCCGTTCTCCCTTAAAAGGGTAAACTGTTCTTCCGCTTGATGTATTCCCACACAGGATACCCTATGCGGTGATGAATTGCAAGAGCCGACCGCTCCTTGACCTCTTCAACTACCTCAGGAACCTTCTTGGCTATGCCCCTACGATGCCTGACCGCATACGCAGTTCCCACCACAGCCACAACCATACCCAGAATCCCAAGATTCTTCATTGTCCTCTGTTTGTCCATCGTCATCTCCTAATGTAGCTAATGCAGCCGCCGCCGAAATTCGTCCCTCAAGGATATCCAGTATGACCTCAAAGTACTCACACATAGTGTCAAGCTTCTCGTCAAGGTCTAAGAACGGATTCTCCATAGTCTCCCGACCTTTCTGAGCCGAAATCTCTATAAGCCGCATTTCGTTTTTCATTGCTGCCTCCAAGTCACTTAAGTTCCGGTCCTACTTTTATTATACCACAGAATACCGTATCCTGTCAAATCGCCGTTTTACGCCGCTTTCTCCCCTGCATCCCTACTTATTATAATAACCCATATTTCAGCTTCCTCCGTCCGCCGTAGGAACGGGGGAGTCCCCCACGGGTACCCTAATTTGTTCAAATTTTGACTTGTAACTTCCCTTATATTATACGGGGGGAACTGGGGGGAAGCTGGACCAGAACCAGAGCCGAGCCAGAGCCGAACCCTGGCAGTAGAACATATGTGCTACTACGCCGGGGGGTGCTACCAGTGGGGGGGATTTCATCCCGTACCGAAACCGTCATGCTAGACGGGCGGGGGTATGGGGTACGCTGTGGGAGCCTAGCCTATAGGCGGGGGGTGTCTCTTCACCTTACCGCCTACGGTCTAGACGCTGTGCGTGCCTTGTAGCGTGCCTGTCGTGGATGCTGTACGTATAGGCTTGCGCCTACCTGAGCCTATGCGCCCCGCCTTGTATAGAACATATGTGCTACTCCGTAGCCTACGGGCGTAAACCAAAATACCCCCGCCATGTGGCGGGGGTACTGTGGCGGGGGTACGCTAGTGGTTGTGCGTAACCATGACGAAGGTCAAGCAAGTTAAGACGAACAAGAGAATTATTGTCCTCGGATCAAACAACCACGCCCTACCGTGGGGGAGGCTCTCGTCAAAGTCTAGAGAGGTCTTGATGAAGTTCCACATTGTCGTATGCTCCTATGTGCTTACGGTAAGCCCTCCCCCACGGTTGAGGGAGGGCTAGGCTGTCCCGCCTATGCCTTCTCTACCGTGTAGGCTGTCCCGCCTACCGTGAGGCTGATCAGCGCATCGGCTGCGATCATCCGATAGGATTTCTTGGCGGCTGTTTCATCGTCCATCCCAAGAGCCTTCATCCGCTTGGCGTTCTCTACATCGTATACGCTGATGAGGTTGTACGCTTTCGGGTCGTATCCGAGCGTACCGCCAACCTGCCCCCGCTTGACGTTCAATCGGGCGTTCATCGTGCGAACCTCGCCCGTTGTACGCTTCGTAAACGTAGCGGTGAAGATGGAGCCTTGCGCTCGGGTGTCCTCGATAAGTTGGGCGGCTGTCTGTGCGTTGATGAGTTTCATGTCCTACTCCATTTATGTCTTTGTGGCTTGTTTCGATATATACAATCTAAAGCATGAAATACGGGGTGTCAAGCGTTTTCTAGCCCAATTTCATATCAATATAAAAACCCCCCGCCGATATATTGGCGGGGGGTTCTATTGTGCGGGGGCTAGGGGTTAGCGGTCTGCCGCCTCCCATGCCTTACGCTCTGCCGTAGCCCTTAGCCGCTTTGAGAAGCCCTTGAACTCACCGCCTCGGAAGTACCCGCCGATTTGAGAGTCGCCTACAAGGTAGTGACTGACCCGCTTGGCGGTTGCAATGTAGCCCTCGTGAAAGATCGTGAAGGCGTAGACGATCAACTCGGGATGCTTTTCACTGTATGCCTTAGCCGCAAAAATAAGTTCGGTCATGTTAGTGGCTGTGGTGAGAATCATTTTGTTACTCCGTCCCCGTGGGTTGTTTCGATATATATATAAGATACACGCCTACTTTTAAGTTGTCAAGCGTTTTTCAGACCAATTTTGAAACCAATTTTTCCACTCCCGGCACAGGCCACCTCCGCCGGGGCTGTTTCGCTGGTCGCCCCCCCGGGTTTTTTAAAAATTTCTTCGAGCCCTGGGATTCTCCCCCGGGTTTTTACTGGCTCCCCCGGGTTTTTGCTGGAGCTAGTCCCGGCAAGGTCCAGCGGTAAGTGTGAAATATTTCACAAGGTTGATCCGGCCGGCCATAGGATCGTGATCCAGCAAGGTCCAGCTAACTGGTTCCAGCTTGCCAGCGGAATATTTTTAAAAACTGCCTGCTGGTTCGCTGGGCCTGAGGACCTGAAGACTAGCCAGCAGGCAAACTAGCAAGCGGGCTGGCGGGCTCTGGACAATTTTTTAAAAAAGACCCGGGGGGACGGCGGCGGATGGCGGCAGATGATGACTTGATGATGACGGGATGACGACAGACAAATAAAAACCCCGTACCTGTGAAGGTGCGGGGTAAGGTTAGGGGCTGCAAGGTGTGCGGTCTAGCCTCCGAACTCGTAAGCTATCTCGTCAAGGTTATCCTGCAACCTCTCAGACCTCGCAACGAAGCGGTCATACTCTTCGCCGATGTAACCGAAGGCCATCTCTGCGAATTCGGCAGCTTCCGCCTCCTCGACTCTTTTTCTTTCGTCGGCGGCGACCTGAGCGCATGCACCCCATTCGGCACACTCCTCCGGTGCAGCGTCGTGAGTCCAGTCGCCACGAGTAGCATGGGCCTCGTCGTGCTGAAACTTCATCTCTTCAGTGATGATAATCATTTGTTTACTCCTCTGTGCTTGTTTCGATATATACAGTTAAACACAGGCTGGGCTGGATGTCAAGGATCAATTTTTTCAAAAAATAACCCCGGCGGGATGGCCGGGGTTATCAGTGTCTCCAGGTTCACTAGCTCATCTCTGTCTCTATCACTGCGTTAAGCTGCTTTATCAAAGCCTCGTAATTAGTGACTAGGTTACGACTACGCCATACGACTCCTGCGTCAGGGGTGTAGTCCACGCTCCTCTGCGCTGTCTCCCGCCATGCGTCTAACCTGTCTCTAACCTTTACGAGTTCTCGGATGCTGTTGGCTTCCATTATTTTTCTCCTCCGTGATGTTTAGCTATACGCTTCCGCATTAAGTACAGGTCATATTCTAGTAGGTTAATAGCTGCGTCAGTGTCGCAACCGTTACCGTGAGCCATCTGTTGGGGCGTTCCCATGTTGGCAGCTTCTCCGCATTCAACACATCGTCCCGTGGAGGCTGAAATAGAGTTAGCCTCAAAGGAGCCGATTACTAGCAGGAGTTCATTTACTGTCATGATCCTCATCCTTTTTTAAAAATTCTTCCCTCTGCCCCAATTGTAAGGGATGGGGCCAACCTTGTCAAGTGCTAGTAACACCACTCTTCTCGTGCGTCGTCCCATTCTTCCCCCGGCAGGTGAGCAACGCTGTTACCTGCGTCTACCCGGTGATCGTAAACCGTAGCCTCTGGGTACTCTGCCGTGAGTTCTGCCACGGTATCCGCAAACCCTCGGGCAGACTTGCAGTCTTGACCGGCTAACACTGACCACGGCTCGTAGATACTCCACTCGTACATAACAAAGCCGTTCCCGTGCTTATCGGGTTCAATTGTTCGCTCTAGGATTTCTCTGGCGTGGGCCATTTTTCTACTCCGTTTTCTTCACCAGTGCCGTGTGCTGTGTCCGGTGATCTTGTCCAGCTGATCCGCATTACGGCGGAGTTCTCTGGCTTCGGTCATCAGGATCGAGTCGTCGTCGTGGTACTCACGGATAGCTTGTGACCCTGCACGTACCTCTTTGGCGATTGCGATCAGCTTCGCCTTGCGTTCGTTCTTCATTCCTACTCCTTTCTTGTTTTTGTTTCTACCTTCATTCTACCAGATTGGTAGGAGATGTCAAGGGTTTTTCGAATATCTATTGTGAAATAATTCACACTCTCGGGGGCCGGCCTGAGCAGACGGCGGCAAGAAGACCTCCTAAAATTTTTAAAAAATAAGAACCCCGCCATCTCTGACGGGGTTCTTTATGTGGGGGGAGTGGACTAGTCCGAAAGCTGCTTTTTGATTTCGTTCTTTGCGGCCTTGCGGCGCAAACGTGAACTGATTTTCTTAGCTTCGTGACGAGTACCCCAGTGGCCTCCCCCGTTTTTTGCTCCGTTGTGGTCGGTCTTAATCATTTGATTACTCCCTTGTTGATTTCTATATAAGTAGTATAGCACCTAATTTAGAAATGTCAAGCGGTTAGATGCGCTTCTTTCGTGGCAGCTTCCGCTCTCGGTGTGAGAGCCTGTCCGCCAGATCGACTGACACCCGATTATCTCGTCGGAAGTTCTGCCGTCGGCGTTTTTTATTGTCTCGCCTGTCCCATTTATCTAGCATTATTTGTTTACTCCTTTGTTTTTTATTGGTGCCGGTGGTGGGATTCGAACCCACACGTATCAAAGACGACTTCGGTTTTACGGACCGATACCCTTCCTAGTAGGTGTCACCGGCATATAAGTAGTATACCAAATAATTTAAAAATGTCAACCCATTACGTCGCCAGCTTTTAATTATTTCTGCGACCTCATTGGTGCAGCACCTGTGCGACTCGCTCGTAATATTCATCTTCACTATCCGACCAGTCAACCCCTTGCATACGCTCATAACGGTCCGGGTAACGTGGGTTGATAAATTCTCTAGCGCAACCTCCCAGGTGTGATGTGTTGGGGTTCAAAGGCCCAATTGTTAGGCCAAAGTTTGGAAAGCCACAACATGTGTGCAATCCGCAGAATGTGTGACTTGTGTCTTCGCAGTTAGCTCGCTCCAAATCGTCTTGAAGCGGCTCAACACCGAAATGCGTTACAAACATTTCGTAGGTAATGGTCATTAGTCTCTCCCTTTTTTAAAAATTATGCTGCGCTTCTGATGTCGAAGTCTGCCCCGACCCACTGAGCCTTGTCGTCAAGGCTAACGGTCACAGCCAACCCGCCGAACATGCACTCGACCCATGTCTCCCCCGCCTTGATTACTGACCCGTACAGCCACTTCTCGGCTATGGGTGACCACAGGTCTACCACATCACCAACCTGCATGAGACTCATATTCTCATATTCCATTAGGTCGGCATTCTTTGGGACGCTCTCGGTTTCTGTTTTTAGATAATCATACGTTGCCATATCGTTCTCCTTATATTTATATAATACCACGCCGACCTCGGAATGTCAAACCCTTTTGGTTTGTGAATTTTTTCACAATGATCCCGGCTCCGCCTCCTGAGGACTGGTAAAAATTTTCAAATAAAAATGCCCCGCTTGGGAGTAACTCAAGCGGGGCATTGGGTGGAGGGTGTTAGTGCCGTAGCTACGAGTCTACGACTTCCCCTCCGTAGGCGTGGGGTTGAGGGTGTCCTCGAACCCGTACAGCGAAACAAGCGTACTGCCTACTTTTTCAAAAATCTGTTTGGCGATGTTCTCCAATTTCTCGGGATTCTTGGTTTCTAAGGCTTCCTCGAAAGCGTTCAGGTAATCATTCTGAACGCTCATGCGGACAAAAGTCTTGGCGACTAGAACCTTTTCGATTTCGCCCTCTGTGTTAAAGATGCGGCGAACGATGGGGAACCGTGTTCCTGAGATTTCTATCTCGTCACCCATGGAGAAATTTTTGGCATCGCCGTTAATCTCTCGGACTAGGTTCGGGTACTGCTGCGGGGTGATAATCATTTTCTTTCTCCTATAACTACTTGTTTCGATATAACTATAGTACACTAGTAAAGTTGGTTTGTCAACCCCTTTTACGGGGAATTGAAAGTTTCTGTCCACTCCCAAAAGAGAGCGGTCGCTTCTTTCATAGGGATATCAAACTGTTCTGCCACATAGGGTGGCGCACCGAACATGTTGGTAACTCCCGAATCCCTGAGAATGACTAGGTAGTCAAAAACTTTTTGTTTATCTGCCATCGTTACTTCCTTACTCTTCGATCTAGTCGTTCGGCCCGGTGTTGGCGGTTGCGCTCTCGCATTATGTCGCCTGCGCCGTCGTAACTCTCACCGCCTGAGAAGTCCTCTTTGCCTTCCCGCCACACTATGCGCCCGTCCACTTTCACTACGCCTTCGCTGGTCATGCTTGCCACGGCTGCGGCTATCTCACCGCTACCGCAAGCGGCAACGTAATTGCCGAAGTGGAAAACTTTGTATCGGGGTGATCCTGCCATTGTCGTGTGATCCTCTCGCCCGGCTATCAGGCCGGGTAGCTGTGCGGCGGTTTTTTAAAAAATCCCCGCCGCCGGGTTGGCGGCGGGGAACTGGGATTACTCGGGCTACTCTCGCTCGACATCTACGTCGATGACGATGATGAGGTTGCCCTTGGTCGCCGTCACTCGGGCTGACCCGTCGTTCTCAACGGTGTCGAATACCGGGTGTCCATTGATCTTGAACTCCGCAAGCCCTTGGGCGATGGCGAAGGTCGTGATCCCGATGTTGCTCAGGTCATGAATCGTGTTCTTCATTTCGTTACTCCGTTCCTGTGTTGATTCGATATAGCTATATTACACTAGTGAAATTGGTTTGTCAACTCCTTTTGGGGAGCAATTTTATCCAATCTTTGTGAAAAAATTCACAAATTTTTAAAAATGGTGCGCCTAACAGGACTCGAACCTGTACGCTCGTTGCGAGCAGAAGATTTTAAGTCTTCCGTGTATACCATTTCACCATAGGCGCAAGTGGGCTATCCCGGCCACGCACCTCCCCGTCCTATTCGGGCAATGCGTCCGCACTTCCTGCACCTTCGGCTGGCTGTCGCATGGCTGTATTGCCCCCACATTATCATGAACACATGGCGGTGAGGCAAAAACTTTTCGAACACGCTTTACTACTTTCTCCAGTTTTCTAAAAATCACGCCACGGCCTTGTGGGACTTAGCGTCCCACATGCCTAGACTCACGAGCCGCTTGATAGCCTTCCGAATCACTGCCTTAGTGGGGTATCGCCCCATGTCGATCTTAAAGGACTCGGTGCATCCCTTGCAGCAAAGGAACTTCTTGACCTCTAGGCAGTCGTAGCATCCGCACATGTCCTCTAGGCAGAAGGGGCAAGTTGCGATTTTCCCGCTCTGTCCTAGCATGTACCCGTTGTAGTTGATAATCATTCTGTTACTCCGTTCTTGTTTTTGTTCTGCGCTCATTCTAGCAGGTGGTCAATACCATGTCAATAGTTTTTCAGGCCAATTTGTTTGTGAAGTTTTTCACAATGTTATAACTCTGGTCCCGGCAGCCAGGATCGCTTGCTGGAGAAGACATCTTAAAATTTTTAAAAAAATATCCGCCCTCGAACTGAAGGCGGATATCATTTAGTGGATCTATAATTTTAACACTGTTCGCAGTCTACCCCCTCGCACATTATAGCGTGACGCTCGGCTTGCTCATACTCCTCACCTATTCGACCATAGCCGTGATACTCGTGTTCGATTCTCAGGTCGTCAATGTCAAAAGTGTCTGCCTCTCCCATCTCCTGCGCCCACAGCTCGGCTGATACGTTGCAATCGTCGCATAGCCCCTCCGAATTAAGAATCTCGTCGCAGTTGATGCAGAACGCCGTAGCGTTCCCGTCTACTCTAAAAATGGTCATTGGTTCATCCTCCTGTGCGTCCAGTGTTAGTTGTTGCTCCGTGAGGGCGGTGGTTGGTACTAGCCGATGTAGAGGGTGTTCTCCTCGGCATCAAAGAAGGGCTGGGACTCCTCGAACCGGACGTTGCCGTCCATGTTCTTGATTTGCTTCCAAAGGGAAGCCTTGCTGACCTTGATGTTGAGAGCGTATCCACCCATCGGCGGGTTGACCCGGATTTGGGTGGCGGTCTGGATGATCTTGCGAAGTTCGGCGACGGTTTCGATGTACTGGTCCATTTTGTTCTCCTGTTGCTCCTCTTATTGTCTAATCACTTAAGTTATTATAGTTGCTGATTCTGAAGAAGTCAATAGATTCTCGGAGCAATTTGTTTGTGAATTTTTTCACAATCCTGGGCCGGCAGCGAATTCGAGAAGACCAGAAAAAATTTTAAAAAAGTACCCCGGTTACGTTCCTTTCCGTAACCGGGGTACTGGGATTTGGCTGGCGTGACATTACATCGTCATCGTCATTCCCGTTGGGGTCTTACAGCTTCTCGACTGTGTACGCCTCTCCTCCGACCTTGAGGCTCAGGATGTCGTCAAGGTTGATCATCCTGTAGGACTTCTTCGCTGCCTCTACTTCATCCAACCCCTGCGCTTTCATTTCCTGCGCCTTCTGAACGTCGTAGCAAGCCATCAGGTTCTTGCTCTTGGGGTCGTATGCCATGCCTACGCCCGTGACACCCTTGCTCACTCCGAGCCTTGCGTTCATGGTGCGCTCTTCTCCCGTGGTGCGCTTGATGAAGGTCACCGAGAAGATGGAACCCTGCGCCCGTGTGGACTCTAGGAGCGTGGTGGCTGCTGCTGCTGTGATGATGTTGTCCATGTCGTACTCCGTTCTTGTTTGTTTCTATATACGTAGTATGCCTGAAGATTTTTGGGATGTCAATAGTTTTTCAGGCCAATTTTAAATATCTATTGTGAAGTTTTTCACAGAGTTAGCCCCGGCCGGACCAGATAGCCAGCACCTGGAACTGGACGGAAGCCAGCTTAAAATTTTACAAAAAAATACCAGCAAGTATCGTCATTCTACTTGCTGGTATCCAAAATTTATGTGGCGGGGGGTCAGTCTTGGCTACATCTCCCACCCGTACCATGCCGGGTCGTAGCTAAGTTCCGACTGCCTGTCCAATTCTGCCTCTTCCTCTTGGCAGAGCGGGCAGTATGCTACGAGAAGGATGTGACTCTCATCTGTCACGCCTTCCGTGTTCGGGTTGAATACGTGATCGCCATTGTTTCGGGTGTAATGGCTTCGCATATTGTTTACTCCGTTCTGTAATTTTTTAAAATCATGGATCGTGTTCTTCTTTTTAAAATCCTCCATGTCTTTCCATTCGGGGAGCCCTGACCGTCGGTTAGCTTCGTTTATCTCCACCAACCGAAACTCGTCACTCACCGTGATAAGCTTGCGCCGTATGGCGTGTTTGATGTCGTGCATATCCGTGTCGTACATCGGACCACCGTATTCCATCGTGGCGACGAGTTCACCCGCTAGGTGCCATATCTCTTCCAAGTCTACTCGGGCAAGCTTTGCCATTCGGGGACTCATTGTCTCAGCGTCAAACTCTCGTCCTTGCTCTGCCCATCGGATGTTGCTTTGGTCTTGCATTTCATTACTCCGTTCCTGTTGTTGTTTCGATATATGAAGTATTGCACAGGTGAGAGGGGGGTGTCAAGCGTTTTCGGAACCAATTTCAAATATCTACTGTGAATTATTTCACAATGTGGCCCGGCGGCAGGACCCGGCACCCGGCAGCCGGGATCTAAAATTTTTAAAATTTCACCGGGTACCAGTTCCCTACCTGGGATGGCTGGACTGGCAGACGGCGGACTGGCGGCTTCAGGTTCTCTTAAAATTTTACAAAAAAAATACCAGCAAGTAGAAATCGGACAATCTACTTGCTGGTAAAAAATTAGGGGCGGGAATCAGTGATAAAACATCGTGGATACAGCGGAGAGGAATATGTACAAGGAGAAAATTGGTGAAGCTATATGTTCCTAGGAAACTATGCTTCTATCTCAATTTTGTCGCTAGTCAGTAAGTTCATGCACGGTTCTCTGAGATTTTATGTAATTCCCGTCCCAATTGCCCCCGGTATACCTACCGATTTTCGCAAGGTCCAACGGCTAGGGGCTAGGGAATCGCTTACGGTCTAAAGCCCGTCGGCTCGGCCGCCTGATTGGATTCCCGATAAATCTATTATACCACCCTTTTCCCTATTTGTCAACCCCCAATTTCAGATTGCCCTCATTTCCCGAATTGCCCTCATTTCCCGAATTGCCGAAGTATAGGATTGCCGTAAAGTCAGACATTCCGCATTCCCCCATTCCCTGCATTCCCCCATTCCCTGCATTGCTGATTGCCTTGATTACCATTTCCCAAAGAGTGGCCATCTTATACTCCGATCTTTTTAAAGTTTTTAGGGTGTGCAGCCCAACGCTGAACGAAAGACACAGGAGCCTTTCGTCGAGAAGAGTCGCTCAACCGCATTATTTGGATAGGGTACTTCCTAGCCTTGTGGTTGTAACCCAAGATTCGATACTCGTCCTTATTGTCGAAGAACGTGTCCCCAACCTTTAGGTCAGTAACCCCCGCAGCCTGAAGGTTTTCGTTTACTATAACATTGTTCATGGAGGGAAGAATAACAGAAAATTTCAAATCTACCTTGTTACCCTCGCCGTAAGTAGCCCGACCGGGTTCAACGGTCAGTCCCATATTTTTAAAAGTTTCTCGGAGCGACTCCAATCCTTGCTGGGAAAGGAGTTTGGCTTCTTTGCGTCCTAGAAATTCCATGTCAGTAACCTTGCTTTCTTGGTAAACTCTAATTTAGCTGATGCTTCTAGGGTATCAGAGGATTTAGTTATTGTCAACACACCTCTCACATTGCCAGAGTTCGGGGTCGGCCTGAATCTCAGGCTCAGTGATGCGCTCTACTTTCTGACCAGAAATATCTTGGCCAGTAAACCGGGCAGACATTCCTGAGCATCGGCCATGATAGACCCGCCCATTGTCTCCGATATACAGGGCATCATCTTCAAGGACGGGCTGCTGTGTCGTAATCATGTTCCTACCTCTTTCTGAAATCTGCCACCAGCGTCGATAAACGCTCGTTCAAGGTCTTCCAACCGACGTTGGGACTTCTCGGGTGTGAAGTACCAACCGCATCCGCACTCGTCCAGGGTGCCACCGCTCTCGCAGTAAATCCCTCGCTCGTGTTCCTCTCGTGTGTAGTTCAGCCCTTTTGGGACACGCTCGTCCGACATGAAACTGAATTGTATCTCTACGTGCATAGCACTCCTTTCAAATCCCCAAGCCGCTCTAGTAGCTGCTTTGTCCTGAAAGCCACGATTGACTTGTTGATGGGCAAGCCACCCGGCCGGGCCTTGACGTTCTTGAGTTCCCCGAGTGCCTTCAGAATGTCCTTTTCGGTGATCGTCATTTCGGGTCCTCTCCTTGTTTAGTAGACCTTTATTATAACAGAAACTCGGAGGATGTCAACCCACCTCTATATATACGGGTGGGTCAAAGGACTGCCGATGTCGCCAGTCTTCAATAAACTCTTCAAGGTCCATGGTGAATTGCTGAGTGAACCCACCATGTACGTCAATGTCTTTATTATGCTCACACAAATCATCTAGACTGGTGTAAAGGCGGATGTTGATGCTGTGTTCGTACTCCATTAGATTTTCCTATCCTCCTGCGCTTGCTCGCTGTGGCTTGGAACCCACTCATCGGCTGTCGTATACTCGAAGCTGAAGTCGTAGTTGTCCTCATAGTCCCAAACTCTTTCCTTGAAGGGGGGACGCACTAGAACAACTCCTCTAACTTTTTCAATCGCTTCTTCTAGCGTACTTGCCTCGACTTCGTAGTACTTAGTTCCACTCTCGGTATAGTCTTGCTGTATCTCAAACAGAGCCATGTTATCCCTCTCTGTAGCTGTCTGCTGCGCTAACTGCTCGTTCGATCATCAACTCGGGGCATTGGCAGTCTGCTAGTGCAGGTGGATTGTCCACTTCGTACTGCTCGCAGCCTTCCATGTGTACTCCGTCCCATTCCCGACTAAACCAACTCATATTCATTCTCCGCTTGCTTGTTTCTTATCGACATAGCTATCTTACAGGAGGGGAGGACCAATGTCAACCCTTTTCTAAAATCTACTGTGACGGATTTCACAAGGGTGTGCCGGGCTGGACCGGGTACACCCGGCACACCTGGGAAAGATATTTTTTAAAAAATGCTCCCTGGGTGATCCGAGCTGGTAGCTGGATGACGGAAGGTCCAGCTAGATACCGGCGGAGCTGGCAGGCCCGGTATAATTTTTATAAAAAATAAGTAGGACCCCTTTAGGGGTTCTACTTAAATTATGATGACCGGGGATGTCACGCATCCTCGTCGTCATCTCAGTCATCCTCTACCAGTGAGTGGGCAATGAAAGAAAGGTATTTCATGGTTGCCAGTTCCGTGTATTGCTGCTCCTCTGCCCTCTCGCCTGCCGCCAGTATCTTCAGCATCTCTTCTTTTCTCGGCATGATTCCCCCTTGACATCCGGGATCGCTTTTGCTATAATAGATTTCTACCGCTCTTCGTAGTGTAGAACGCCCCCTGCCCAAAATATTCCCGATAGAACATTTGTTCTAGGCAATTCCGAGAGTTCAGGGCTATATCTTAATCAGGATTATCAGGAGGAGCAGGCAATTCAGGAAACCGATCCCCAGTATGTGGTTCTGGGTTTTTTCTAAAATTTCCCTGATGGCATCCAGCTCTTCGAGATGAGCTACGCTGGGGTTATAGCCGAAATCTTCATTCCTCATACTTGGAGTTTCTCCTTTTCCCGTGCTTCGAGCCCCGGGTCTTTTTTCTTAAAAGTACTTTTCTGCTATCCGGCCGCAGGCGGAGCTGGGAATCTCTTATTATCATTCCCTACCTTCGGTATAATTTATTATACCGAAGAATCCCCGGAATCCCCTAAATACAGGGGGGAATTGCCGATTATGAATTCCCGTAATTGCCAATTGCCTAGGATTCCCCATGATTCCCTACGATTGCCAATTGCCTCTGCATTCCCTAATTGCCTGTAGATTCCCATATTGCCACGGATTGCCTACATTCCCGATTGCCTGTAGATTCCCGCATTCCCTGTAGATTCCCGATTCCCTACATTCCCTACATTCCCGATTCCCTACGATTCCCGCATTCCCGCTACGATTCCCTGCGATTGCCGATTCCCTGCGATTGCCGATTCCCTGCGTTTCCCGATTCCCAGCGATTCCCAGCAATTCCCGATTCCCATATAATAATAAGAGGAATCTACAACATTGTGAAATTTTTCACAAAGAGCTAGGATT